TGAGCGCCGGCGCCATTTCGCGCCGCGACGGAGTGCCGACCAATACTGTCATTGCGATCCGCACGTCTTCGGCGGGTTGCCCAAGATCGTCCAAGGCCGCGCGGCTTGTGATGTACTCCCGCATCCGTTTCGCCCGCTTCGTCAGCACCACGAACGTGTGCTGCGGCGCGAGCGCCATCGCCGCGAACACGCGATCGATCCAGGCGTCGGGCACCGCCTCGTGAAAGACGTCGCCCATGCTGTTGACGAAGATGGCGCGGGGCTTCGACCAGCGCAGCGGCTGGGTCATCGCGTCGTCGCTCGCCAAGCGGACCTTGCCCGTCCACACCGGCCCGGCTTTGGTGTCCTGCGTGAGGTCGAACTTGCGCCCGTAAGACTTGGCGCCCATGCGCTCCAGCCGCGCCGCCATCTTCATGGCGTAGCAGTTCGTGCAGCCAGGGCTCACCACGCTGCAACCGACGATCGGATTCCATGTGGCCGATGCCCATTCAATCCCGGTCTTGTCTCCCACCTCACACTCCCTTGGCTATGACGCGACCGATCAGGTCGACGATCCGAAAATCCCAACCGGGGTTGAGGCTCCGGTTATCCTCGATGAAGCGCCGCGCCTCGATCTCATTGGCGTAGATCGAGGCGTGGACGCGCCGACCCGTCAGCGCGCCCTTCGGCGCAACGAACTGCCACTTGGTATCGAACCCTGGCCGCCGGCATTTGATATTGCAGTTGCCCGCGTACATGACGGTCAACCTGTCGGCTGGCTTTTCGCCAGGGCGTCCGAGTTCAGAAGATGCGCGGGATCGACGCCGACCCGGACGTTAGCGTCGAGGCTGTAGAGATTAACCAGCAGCGTGCCGTCACTCTGGCGGCGGAACGAAATCAGCCCGCCCTCAAATTCGACGATCCGCTCGCGGGTCTTGTCCGCGTAGTGGTTGGCGACGCAGCGCGTCAGCACGCGCGGGGCTCCGTTGCGCATCGCTCAAGCCCTCCACACCAGATAGCCGGTCGGAATGTTCGTCCCGCTCTCGGCGAAGCTGGCGACGGGCAGATCGTGCCAGCGGCCGCCGGTTTGCTTGGCGACGCCGTGGTCGTATTCGGCCGACGCCGGCAGGATGCAGGCCAGCACGCCGTCGGGCTTCACAAAGCGCTGCGCGTGCGCAAGATGCTTCTTCCAGTGGACGCCGTAGAATGGCGGGTTCATCACCACGAAGTCGAAGTGCGGCGCCGCGGGGCGCTCCAGGAAATTGCCGACCACAACGGCGTGGCCCTTCCGCTTGGCCGCCTCGGCGCGGCCCTGGTGGACCTCGACGCCCATGATCCTGTGTCGGCGCTCGCGAACGACGTCCATGATGCGGCCGTCGCCGCACGAAGGCTCCAGCCCAGACTTCGGCTCGAACTTCTCCGCCCATCGCGTTTCGGGGTTCGTGATCCCGATCTCGTACAGCACCGTCTCGATGACCGCGCGCGGCGTCGGGTAGAACTGGAGATCCTTCGCGACCTCGGGGCTGGCGCGGCGCATGAACAGCTCGCCATCCTCGCCGTCGTCCTCGACGTCGGGCAGCACTTCGCCATAGAACTCGGCGAGCGCCCGGTTGATGTCGAGCAGCGTCGGCGGATCGAAGATGACGTGCCCGTTTCCGTTCTGGAACTTGCGCAGCGTCACGCCGCGCGCCGGGGGCGTCCATTCGGTTCCGTCGTAGCGCTTGAGCGGCGCCCCATCGAAGGCGAACTCGCCCGCCTTGTGGCCGCTGATGCTGCACCCGAACGCGTCGACGCCGCGCAATTCCTCATGGTCGACGAGCGGCTTGCCCTGCACCGCGGCGAGGGCGTTCAAAATGTTGATGAGCAAATCCCGGCCCCAAGAGCCATAGCGTCCGACGTTGGACAGGATCACGCGCTTGGGCAGACCGGCCACGCCGATCTTGACCTTGGAGTGCGACTTATAGGCGGGGTCCAACTGGATAAAGCACTCGGCCAGGCCGCGCAGCGCATGGAAACGCGGGCGCAGCAGATAATCGCCGAAGGTCGCCTTGGCGTTGTCGAGCGTCAGCTCTGGCGGATCGGCGAGCGTCTGCTCGAACAGCCGCTTGTCCCTGGCGCTGGCGACGCGGTCGATCTGCAGCCGCGACCAAACAGCCTTCCAGCCCGATTTGCGAAGGTTCAGGCGAATGGCGTCGGGCCTGAGATAGAGATCGCCGACGACGTTCTCGACATAGTAGCCAGAGACGACCGAGGCGCCCTTAATGGTGTCGAGCGCTGTCTTGAAGTCGGCGATGGCGTTGTCGACGTTGGCGACCTTGGCGGCGTATTCCTCGACAATGTCGGCCACCGTAATCGGCAGCGCGATGGTTCTATTGCTCATGATTTGAGGATCTCCGTGGCAGGGGAAGCGGCTTTCGCCGCCTTCCCATATTAGCCTTTAACTGTATGAAATCATATGACAAAATTCTATTTTGCCCGTCTCTTTTCCATCTGTTCAAAGGTGGAGAGGTTGGCCCGATGAAGCGTCGCGGCGAGCTCGTCGATGACTGCGGCCATGACGCGCTGGTCAGGCGGACCTCCGTAGGATCGGCACACCTCAACCAGCGCGCGTCTCGACATGGCGCAAGTCGCCATCAGCGCGATCACCGCGCGCTGATGGCGCGTCTCAGCCAAATCCAGAACGCCGTTAAGTGAGCGCGTGACCAAATCGTCGGCGTGGTTCGCCAAATCCGCTGTCATCTGATCGGTGGCCTTGGGGAGTTCGATCTTCATTGCAGCCCCCGCTCAGAACCAAACGCGACGACGAAACACGACCGCAACGCCGTAGATGCGCGGCGCGCGCGTGACGTCGTGGCCCACCGCCTTGCTGGCGGCGTGATAGATCGCCGTCGCGGCGGCGTTGACCGGCAGCGGCTTCATCCCGAACGCCCCGGCGCCGTATTCGTGGACGAACATGTCGGCGCGCTTGCCCTGGAACAGCACCGCGACATGCTCCAGACCGCCGCCGATCAACGGCTCGATGAGCGCCTTCAGGGGCTCGTACTTCGGCGCCTCGGGCCAATCGACCTCGCACTTTTCGGGCTCAGTCGCTCCGGGGCGATAGATCAGGTATTCGGTCAGCATCGGCTCTAAGCTCCCTTCGTGACGTTGAGCGCCTGAAGCCCAGGCAGGCGCAATTCCGGCGGCAACCAGCCGATGTCGGCCGCGCGAGCGGCGGCGCGTTTGACCAGCGGCTCCTTGCCCTTGGGCAGGTCGGTGGACAGGCCCATTTCGGTGAGCCGCTCGGTGATCTGCGCGACGGTCAGTTTGCGGAAATAGCCTTCGCGGTCGAAGCGCTCGGCCACGCTCCTGTCGAGCTTCTCGACCGGCAGTTCCTTCGCCAGCGCCTCCAGCAGCGCGGGACGCCCGCGATCAAAGCCGCTGCCGCGCGTCGAGTTGAACCGGATGACGCGCACGTCGAAAAGCTTGGCCGCCAGCTTGCCAATCTCGGCGTGCATCAGCACCTGCGGGAATTTGCGGTACTCCTGAAACGCCTCGATCCACGCCTTCGCCTGATCGACGACCTCCGCTCTGCCCGTGAGCGCGTCCCAGGCCGCCGACGTCGAGACGCGGAACGGCAGATCGCTCGCAAAGCCCGACATGGCGACCTTCAGCGAGGCGGCCAGCGCGGCGTTGGCGACATGCGGCTCGGTGGCGATGACCTCCGACAGCGCCAGCGTCATCCACTCGCTCGCCATCTGCGCCAGGGCGTGGTTGACCGTCCCCTTGGGTTCGGCCTGCCCTTCATCGGCATCGTCCTCGTCGCTCTCGTCGGCCTCTGCGTCAGGGTCGACGAAAGACGACTTGCTCGCGTCCTCCTCCTTATTCTCGTGCTCCAGCAACCATTCATGGTCGATGTCGCCCTGGGAGAAGCTGATCGACACGCCCGACTTGGCGCGCGCCGCCGGATCGTCCTTCGCAAGCGCCTCGGCCTCGCGCTTGGCTTCCCAGCCTTTCGGGCTTGTGGCGCCTTTGGCGTAGGCCTTGCGCTGCGCCGGCGTCATCCAGGGCGTCAAATCGATCTGCGGCCGCCAGCGATGGCCTTCCTTTTCGATGATGACGAAGGACCAGCCCTCGGCGAGCAGCTCCTGGCGCCGCGCCTCCATCTTGGCGTCGAGCAGCTTCTGCACGACATCGACGTCGATCAGTTGCTGTTCTTCGACGAATAGGTCTTTCCGAGTGCGGCCGCCGGCGGCCTCGTAGGCTTTGACGCCGCCGATGAACTCGATGGTCGGCTCGTCGGCCGTGTAATGGAATTGCGAGAGCTTCTGGCGAAGCTGGGCCGGGCCCTTCCAATACTCGCCGTGGCCCTTGCAAGCTTCCGCCCACACCGCTTCCTGCGTCTTGTGGTCGTCCGCGGCGGTGAGCGCCTCCGCCTGCTCGGCGGTCAGGCCGCCTTTGCGCCAGAGATCGCGCAGCGAAGGCGCGAGGCGTTGCAGTTGCAGGCGCTGGCGCACCCAAGCCGCCTTGACGGCGAAGCGCTTGGCGATGTCCTCGGCCATCATGCCCTGCTCGACCAGCCGCGCGTAGGCGGCGTATTCCTCGACGGGATGCAGCGGCTTGCGCAGCACGTTCTCCATCGTGGAAAGTTCGAGCGCCTCGGCGTCGTCGCCGGGCGCGAGCACGACGACCGGAACCTCCGGATTTCTCTTGCCGTGGATGATGCGCAGCGCCTCGTATCGCCGATGGCCGGCGATGATTTCGTATTCGCCCTCCTCTTCGGTGGCGCGCACGGCGAGCGGCTGGATCAGCCCGCGCGTCTTGATGGACTGGATCAGGTCATCGACAGGCGCCTTGCCGCCGCGCGAGTCGATCTCGCCGCCGATGCAGAGGTTCGAAAGTCTTACGTGTTGCAGGTTCATGGGTTCGGGTGTCCTCGATCAAGCGTTGAGGCGGGTTTCGATGAGTGCGTCGATTTCGTCGTCGCTCAGGCGCGCGCGCGGCCCCTCGCGGCCGTTCTCGGCGATGTCGAGTTCGGCGCCGGCGCTGTGCTGGCCTTCGCGTTGCCAGTAGCGCAGCGCGGCGATGATCGTGTCGCGCTCGCGCGCGGTGACGCCGAAGTAGGTTTCGGGATAGGTGTCGAGCATTTCAGGTTCTCCGTGGCTGGGGTTTTGGCGGCTCAATATCGACGCGAGTCCGCCCAGGTCATTCGCTTCGTCGCCGTCTCCAGCGCCTCACGAATTTCTTCATCTGACGCACCAGGGCGCAGCAAAAGCTGCGTCTGCACGATCGTCATGGGGTCTTGAGGACCGACGACCGAGACGATCCGCTCGAAGCTCGGATCGTCGGGCAAGCGGTAGCCGAGCGCGGCGCCCATCAGGGAAGCCTCACGAGGCCGAAAACCTCGTCGCCGTAGGGCTGAAACACGCCAGCGCCTTCCAACGCCGACAGATGGCCCGCGAATTCGGCGCGCGGCATGTTCAGCGGCACGGCGTCGGCGAGGTAGACGAGCGCCCACTCGCCGTCCTCTCGGCGCTCCCGCAGGGCGTCGCGGCGCGCGCGAAGATTGGCGAGCACCGCTTTCGAGTTGTCACACAGCTTTTCCAAACAGCGCCTCCTATCTCGCTTGTTTGATGAAAAAATACTGCCCTAACAACAGTCATTTGCAAGGTCTTTGTTTTGATCATGCGCGAAATCCTTATGGGTCTCGCAGCGGCCTGATCTTGCTGTACAGGCCGTAATCGCGCTCCATCACCTTCTCGATGCGACGCAGTTGCTCGCGGGCGATCTTGCCGAGCCCGGCGCGGGAAAGCCCCTTGCGCACATGCTCGAAGGCACGCTCAAGCATCTGGCGCTCGGCCTCGCGGGTCAGCTTGAGCGCCTCGCGCTGGACTGCGGGCGGCGCGCCGCTGCGCTCGATGTATTTGTCGGCGGCGCGCGCTGGAGCGCAGATGCGCCAGGGGATCGACCAACTTGTTCATGGCTCGAAATTCGCCTCCGCCGTTTCAGCGCCCGGCTTGAGCCGAAGCTCGCCGGCAAATTCGTCGCTGACTTCCGTGTCGGGATAGACGCGCACCCGAAGGTTGCCGTCCTCAATCTCGATCCAAACGGAGCGCGTTGTGCCGTCGGGCGCGGCGATATGAATGTCGAGCCCCGCGCCGTCTCCCGACCAACCGACCTTGGCCTGCCACGCGCCCTTGAGCGCGGGGGGAGTGCCCGCATCATAAGCCTCTTCACCGAACCGCCAGTCGCGGATTTCGAGTTCGAAGGGTCCTTGAGCCGAGCCCTGCTCGGCAAGGTCGACGCGGGTTGTCTCGCCGTGATCGTCGGTGACATCGAACACGCTCGCCCAGGCCCCGGCCTTGCGCTGCGACTTCTCGGCCTCGCGCGCCGCCGCCACGGGATCTTCGGCGACGACTTCGATTTCCCAGGTGACGTGGAAGTCAGGCATCGGCCGCCTCCCTCACGCTGGGATCGACGAAGCGGTCGAATTCCTCCGTCGCCGGCAGGTCGACCGAAAAGATCGGCTCGCCCTGGCGCGTGCAGACGTAGAAATTGACCTCGCGCCTTCGAGGCGTGGAGTCGTCCTGCAGACACCACAGCGCGCCGGTCTCGTTGGCGCGGTAGTAGGACCGAAAGGCGTCGCGGTCCTGGTGGAGGAAGCTGAACTTCGCCATCGGTCAGTCCCTCGGCAGCTCGATGATCGCGAGCTTGAAGCGCTGGCCGTTCTCGAAAGTCAGAGACAAGCCCCGATGGCCCTCGGACTCCCAGAACTTCAGCGTCAACTTCCGGCCGTCAGCATGGTTGATGTCGAGCGGCGTGCGGCGCGCGGCGAGGTCGTGCAACTCGCCCGCAATGCGGCTTATAACGTCGGCGGCGGTAACCTCGGGCTTGATATATTCGACTTCGGCGTCGGGCGTTGTCCCAACGACGTTGCCCCCGCGTTGTCGCGCGAAGTTATGCGCGATGTCTTGGTTGGTGAAGGTGGCGATCCTGACCTGATTGTCGTCACCGAAATAGGCGACGGCGTATAGCCTCTGGGACATGGTCTTCTCCGTGACAGGGGTTGAGCGGCGCGCGCGGGGCGCGCCAGCGGTTCAGTGACGATGAAACGTGACGCCGCCGTCGTGGCTGTGCAGCCCGGACCCGACGACTTGGCGGTTGACAGGGCGACCGGCGGCGGCCTCAGCCGCCGCGATCTTGGCCTTGGCCAGGCTGGAGCCGATCGACATCAGCCGCCGGTAAGCGCAGGCGTCGGAGACTCGGCCCCTGTCCTGTTCGAGCCAGCCCTGGAAGGCGACCGCGCCCTCCCGGCTGACCACGACCTTGACCTGCCCGTTCGCCAGGAGGGCGTTGAGCCGCGTGACGGCGGCCAGCACTTCCTCCTTGCGCTGGGTCAAGGTCTGGCCGGGCAAGGTGCGCGTGTCGCACGCCACGATCACACCTCCTCGGTTGCGTGCGCGGCGCCGGCGCGAAGATTGCCGTCGTCGTCATCGCTTTCGTCGAACGAGACCTCGGCCGAGGAGTCGAGAATTTCGCAGCCGGCGGGCGAATTTCCAGGATCGAACAACCAGCGCAGCGCAGCGCTCACGTCGTCAATCGCGGCCTCGGCTTCTGCCGGCAGCTCAGCCTCACGCGCTTCCGATAGCCAAACGCGCCGTCCGCCCACGAGCCGCTGATCTTCGATGAACTTTGCGCGCGCGGTCGCAATGAGTTGCGCGCTGTCGATGACATTTACGTAGATCGTCACCGAGGCTGGTCCGGCGCCCATCGCTTAGACCTCCATCTGCGCGGCGGCCGGGCGCGGCGCGCGCGGCGCTTCCAGATCCGCCTCCAGATCGATGGCGCGCGCCTGCGTCGTCGGCGCCTCGACGTCGCGCGCCTCGCCCAGATCGAGGAAGGCGGTTCGCGCCTCCATGATCTTGCGGATCGCCACGCGGTCGACCTCCTGCGCCGCCGCCTCGCCGGCCTTGACGATCTTGCGCGCCGCCGAGCGCGCGGCGTCGACCGCGAGCCGAACGCGCGCCTCCGTCTCGGGCGTCAGCATCGAGCCCAGGCTCTTGGCGCGCTGCGCCGCGTCGCGGATCGCCTTGACGTCGAGATTGGCGACGCCGCGCTCCATCGTCTCCAGCAGCTCGCGCACCTCCGAGTTGATCGCGCGCACGGCCTCCACATCGTCGGGGGCGATGCGCCCGGCGATGACGTTCACGGTCAGCCGCGAATAGGCGGCCTTGGCGTTGAACTCCTCGGCGATGCGGCGCGCCTCGGCGATGCGCGCCGCCAGCTCGTCGGCGTTGGCCGTCGGGCACAGCAGGCCGAACGCGGACGCCGCGCACAGCGCCGTGACCACCGAGCGCGCCTTGGAGCGCGCCTGGACGGCGGCCTCATGTTCGGCGGGGTCTTCGACGGTCTTCACCGTCTCCCACGCGGCCCTGAGTTGGCCTTCGGTGGTGACGTGCTCGCGCTCGATGTCGCGCGTGTCGTATTTGACGCCGCCGTGGATCGAGGTTCGCAGGCTGACGAGCAGGCCCGGGCGGAGGGTGGAAGTCTGAAGCATCGGCTTTCCTTTCGTTCGTGGCAGGGGTTGTTCAGATGTCGAGGACGCGGCCAATCGGGGCGCGCGTGTCTTCGGTGAAGGGCGCGTTCGCGGGCCGCGCCTTGCCCTTGGCCCATTCGCGCAGGCGGCCGATCTTGTCGGCGGCGGTGCGCGAGAGCGGGACAACCGTTTTGGCCGCCGCCACGAGGTCAGCAGCCGTGATGTCGCGCTGATCGTCCGCGAAGGCGCGGAACAGCGCGTCAGGAACCAGCGCGGCGATCTCGGAGCCGGTGAATCCGTCGGTCAGGTCGGAAATTTCCTCGTAGCCGTCCTGCCACTTGCGCCCGTAAGCGCGCAGCGCCGCTTGCAAGATGTCAGCCCGCTCGTCGGGGTTCGGCAGATCGACGAACCAAACCTCGTCGAAGCGCCCCTTGCGCATCAGCTCGGGCGGCAGCGCCTCGGCGTCGTTCGACGTCGCCAGCACGAACGCCTCGCCCTGCCGCTCCTGCATCCAGTTCAGGATCGCGCCCAGCGCGTCGGACGACACGCCGCCGTCGGCCGCGCCCTGCGTCGCGCCGGCGAGCGCCTTCTCGATCTCGTCCAGCCAGACGACGCAGCGCCCGATCGCCTCGATGACGGCGAACGCCTTGCGGATATTCGCCTCGCTGTCGCCGACGAACTTCGATTTGAGGGCGCCCAGGTCCATCTTCAGCAGCGGCACGCCCCAGGCGGTCGCGATGGCCTTGGCCGTGTGGCTCTTGCCGGTGCCGGGCGGCCCGACCAGCAGGGCGCCCTTGGGCGCGGGCAGGCCGTATTCGCGCGCGGCCGCGCTGTAGGCCAGCTTGCGCTCGGTCAGCCACGCCTTGAGCGAGGCGAGGCCGCCGACGGCCTTGATGCCGCCGGGCAGCGGCTCGAACCACTCCAGCACCCGTTCGCGCGCGATGACGCGGCGCTTCTCCTGCGCCACCGCCGCCGGAACTACCTTCTTGAACTGCACGAGGCTCTTGGCGAAGCACGCCTGCGCCTCCTCGCCGCTCAGGCCCACGGCGGCGTCCACCGCAGCGTCGAGGTTGTCCACGGCGGTCTTCTGCCGCTCCTCGGGCAGCACGGCGACGCTCGCGTCGAGCAGCGCGGCGATTTCCTCGCGGTCGGGCATCGGCCACTCGATCACGGTGGCGTGGCCGGCGAGTTCCGGGGGAACCTCGCCGCTCGGCGTCAGGATCACCACCGCCTGCGCGTTGTTGAGGGCGGCGGCCGGCAGGGAGCGCGCGAGATTGCGCAGCGCCCGCGTCGGCGCGGCGCCGGGCAGGCCGTTCAGCCAGGCCGGCGCGTCGCGCAACACCCAGACGTTGCGACCTCGACTGCTGCCGCGCGCGGCGCTGTCGATGGCCGCCAGCGTCGACTCGATGTCATTCCCGCCGAAGGGATCGCGGTCGCCATTGAACTTGCGGACGCCGGCGGCGACGTCCCATGTCTTGAGTTCGAAGCCCGCGGCGGCGGCGGCCTCGAACAGATAGCCCTCGACCCGCGCTTCCTCGCGCGTGACGATCCAGAGCAGCGGGTTTCGGGCGCGCAAGAGCGCCGCGACGTCGGCGGCGACCACTTGGCTTCGGGTAGGCTTGGGCAATAATTCCTCCTGGCAGGGGTTAGGCAAAACGGCGCCGTCGAGGGGCGCGGCGTGTCAGGCGCGCGCCTTACGTGGCGAATTCGGGCTGTTACGGAGAGCGCTCGCCGCGCTACGTGACGAGCTAGAACACTATGACCTAGGTCGAATTACCTAGCAAGGCCAACATTACCGATTATGCGGCGCTCTCGAGCAGAGGCGTATCGGCGAGGCGCGCGCCCCAGGCCAACCCGAAATTGCGGGCGCACACAGGCCCGTAGCCCACGGCGGTCGAGCGCTCGTCCTTCAGCGGCCCATTGCAGAAGCAGCAGCGCCCGGTAAGACGACCGTGATCGGCTGCGACCTCGGCCGGCGACGCAGCGAAGCGCGCGAGGCCTTCCAGCAGACCCTCGGGCGTCCGCTCGCGCGGGCTGGCCTCGAATTCGCCGGTCGCCAGGATGCGGCCATACCACGGCCGCTCACCGAGCCGGTTCTCCACCTCATCGACGACGTTGATGGAGCCGGGCACGCGCGCCCGCGCGCCGGCCACCGACAGGCGCACCTCGCGCCCGCCGGCGCCGATCACGATGGCCGGCGCCTTGAGCTTCTTGGCCGCGCGGTCGAACAGCGCGGCGATGCCGCCGAAGTCGCCGACCTGGGTCTTGACGCGCTCGACCGCGCCATTCACGGCGCGGTCGAGCAGCGTCTCCAGCCAGTGGCGTTGCTTCGGCGTCGCGGCGCCGACGCGCGCGCGCACGCTGTCGATCAGCGAGCGCGCGAAGTCGCGGTCCTTGGCGGCCAGCGCGCCAATCTTGAGGTCGAGCGCCGTGCAGAGGTCGCGGTCGGTCATGCCCTGAAAGGCAGTCATTTTGGTTCTCCGTGGCAGGGGACGTTAACAACCAAACCCTGCCCTATAAAACAAACAGGCGCAAGGTCTTTGTCTGATCGTTGCTTCTGCGTCGCACTCCGTTACAGCCACACGGAAATCATGACCAAGAAAGCCATCGCAAGCGCGCCTCCGGAGGCGCGGCTCGCCGTGAAAATGCGCACGGTCGAGTCTCTCACGCCCTACGCCAAGAACGCGCGCACGCACAGCGCTGAGCAGATCGCCCGAATCGCCGCGTCCATCGAGAACTTCGGCTGGACCAACCCGATCCTCATCGACTCCGAAAGCGGCATCGTCGCCGGCCACGGCCGCCTCGCCGCCGCCAAGAAGCTGGGCATGACGGAGGTTCCGGTCATCGAACTCGCCGGCCTCTCCGACGAGCAGCGGCGCGCCTACATCATCTTCGACAATCAGGTCGCGCTCGAAGCCGGCTGGGACGAAGCCCTGCGCTCCAGCGAAATCTCCGACCTCAAATCGCAGGACTTCGACCTCGCGCTGATCGGCGATTTCGAGGCGCCGCCGCCTGGACGCGAGCGCAGCGGGACGCGCAAGACGACGTTCCGCACCGCCACAATCTCCTACAACATCGTGTTCGACAACCCAGGCCAGCAAGAGGTCTGGTTCGCCTTCGTCAAGCGGCTTCAGGCGCTCTATCCGAACGCCGAGACCATCGCCGAGCGGATCTCGGCGTTCCTGACGGAGAACGCCGATGTCTGAGCCCATCCTCGACGTCACCTATCGCAGCGTCGAAAGCCTCGTGCCCTACGCGCGCAACGCGCGCACGCACTCCAAGGCCCAGATCGCCAAGATCGCGCGCTCGATCCGCTCCATCGGCTGGACGCAGCCCATCCTCGTCGACGGCGACAACGGCATCATCGCCGGCCACGGGCGGCTCGCGGCGGCCAAGTCCCTGAAGATGACCGAAGTGCCGGTCATCGAGCTTTCCGGCCTCAGCCCCGAAAAGAAGAAGGCCTATATCCTCGCCGACAACCAGCTCGCCATCGAAAGCGGCTGGGACTTCGACGTCCTGGCTCAAGAGGTCCAGGCGCTGAAAATGGCGAGCTTCGACCTGACGATGACGGGCTTCGACGACATCGACAAGGCGCTCGCCCCGCCAGCCGAGAAGCCCGATCGCGCGCCGCCGCAGAAGACCGCCATCGAATACGCCATCGTGTTCGAGCGCGAGGAGCAGCGCGTCCAGTGGTTCGCCTTCATGCGCAAGCTCAAGCAGCGCTTCCCCGACGAGGATACCCTGGGCGCCCGGCTCGCCCGCTTCCTCAACGAGGGAGGCCACATTGGCGCGCGGTAAGGGTTTCATCGACACTGACGTCCTGACGGAGGCGAAAAAGCGCCTCCACCACATCTACGACATCTTCGACAGCATCGCGGTCATGTTTTCCGGCGGCAAGGACTCGCTCGCCGTGCTGCACCTCGTCCGCGAGGTCGCGACCGAGCGCGGTCTCACCAAGCCGATCAACGTCGTCTTCCGCGACGAGGAGCTGATCCCCGACGAGGTTGTCAACTTCGTCGACGAATACCGGCGCATGGACTGGATCAATATGACTTGGTTCACCGTGCCCCTGGTGAGCAACAAGTTCGTGCTGGGCCGCGTCTTCACCTATGTCCAGTGGGACCCCAATCGACGCTGGGTTCGCCCGAAGCCGGCGTGGGGCGAGAACGCCGAAGATCCCTCAATGGTCTTCGATCAGTATTCGATGGACGCCTACACGGCGCGCCGCTTCAAGGGCAAGGTCGCCTTTCTCACCGGCCTGCGCGCCGCCGAGAGCCTGATGCGCTTTCACGCCTGCGCGCGCAAGCTCAACGAGAACTACATCAACGGCGTGACCAGCCGGGAGGCCAAGAACGTCTCGCTCTGCAAGCCGATCTTCGACTGGCAGGAGAACGACGTCTTCCGCTATTTCTATGATCGCGGCATCAAATATTGCCCGATCTACGACAACCAGCTCTACGCTGGAAATTCGATGCGCGTCTCGACGCCGCTGCATTCGGAGTCGTCCAAGAAGTTCCATTTCGTGCGCGCCCAGACGCCGGATTTCTACAACCGGGTCATCGACGTCTTCCCCGAAATGCTGGCGCACGAGCGCTACTATCACGACCTCGACTTCGACGCCGTCGTCGCCGAATACGGCAAGAGCTACGAGGGCGTGCGCTGCTGGATCGAGGAAAATATGACCGATCCCGACCAGCTCGAACTTGCGCTGAAGCGCCTTGACGACGCGATCAACCTCGCCAAGCGCGCGCCGCAGAGCTACCCCCCGGATTATTTGATCGGCGTCTTCCGCGCCGGCGGCTTCAAGCGCCCGATCATGCCGAAGTCGACGAGGAAGTGATGTTCGAGACCGATCCGATTTCCCGCATCGAGTGGCGCGACGCGCACTCGCTGAGCGCCAACAATTACAACCCGAACACGGTGATGTCGCCGGAAATGCGCCTTCTGGAGCGCTCGATCCTGCTCACCGGCTTCGTCCAGCCCATCCTCATCACCGCCGATGGCACGATCATCGACGGCTTCCATCGCACCACGCTTGCCCGCGTCAGCGCGCCGCTGCGCGAGCGCTACAAGGGCCTCGTGCCCTGCGCGGTCCTCGACGTCACGCGCGATCAGGCGATGATCCTGACGATCCGCATGAACCGCGCCAAGGGCACGCATGTCGCGATCAGCATGTCGAAGATCGTGCGCGAGCTGCTCGACCAGCACGGGTACGATCCCGCGGAGCTTGCGCTCGAAATCGGCGCCACCAAGGACGAGATCGACCTTCTGCACCAGGACGGCGTGTTCAAACATAAGAACATTGCTGATTGGAGTTACAGCTCCGCCTGGTATCCGATAGAAAAAGGCGATGAGCCGGGCGAAAAGACAAGCTGATTGTCATCCAACCAAGCCGCATAAGGCGCGGGGCCTTTGCAAAGCTTGCTATGCCCTTAGACGCTATTTTGAAGGCGGCGAAAGAACGAGGGCAATAGCTCGCGACGCTCGCCGCCGGCTTTACGTCAAAAAGCCTGCGCGGCCGCCAAAGGTTCCGACGTGTCATCCAGATAGGAAGCACCTCGCAAAAGGCCTTTGCGAACCGTGCTACCGCAAAGCTGTCCGCCAAGAAAACCCAGAGCAAGCTCGGGCGAAATCGAGGCAAGCCATCGCGAAGCGGCGCTCCGAAAAGAGCGCGGAGATGCGCTTACATCTCCGCTTGGAGAGAGAGCAACAAGGAGCGTCTCAAAGAGGCGTCGCGAAGGGCCTACCATCGCTTGGGGAAAGCTCGTCGGCGCGAAAAAATGAAAGACGCCGAATATCGAGCAAAGGTACTTTCCAAAGAAAGGGCGTGGCACAAGGCGAACCCCGAAAAGTCCGCCGCCCTAGCCAAAGCAAAAAAGGCCAAGCGCCGCGGCAAGGGAACCATCAAAGCCGCCCAAATTCTAGCTATCGTCAATGCGCAGGACTGGCTCTGCTTCTGGTGCGCCGGCGACCTCAAACAGTTGGGCTATCACGCGGATCATTACATTCCGCTGTCGCGCGGCGGAACCAGCGACCCGTCGAACATCGTCGGGGCTTGTCCGCATTGAAACCAAAGCCGAAGAGACCGGCTCCCGTCTCAATGGAGCCCATTCTTATGCGAGATGATCTGAAATGAGGTTCGACGATCCCGCCTATCTCGCCGCGTGGCGCGAGCGCCGCGAATGGCCGGCGATCCACAACGCCATGAGCGACTTCGCCGCGGCGCACATGCGCGGGAATTTCCTGCTCGATCTCGGCTGCGCCTACGGCCTGCTCGGCGCCCGGCTCGCCAGCGAGAACGGCGGCCTGCCCTGCGCCGGCATCGAGGCCAACGAGACGACGATCCGCGCCGCCCAGGACGCCGGCGTGCCGATCCGCTTCTACAAGCTGAAGATCACCCGCGACACTCTGCCGGCGCTTTCGGCGATCCTGGACGAAACCCGCGCCCGCACCGTGGTCGCCCGGCGAATTCTGCCCGAACTCTGGGGCGAGGATTTGGAGGGCGGTCGCCTCTTTGCGGACGCCCTGGCCAAGGCCGGCGTCCGCGAATTGCTGATCGAGGGGCGCGTCGTCTCGGAGCGCTCCACCAACGCGCTGCGCTCGATCGACGCCGAGGTCGATCTGCTATCGCTTCGCTTCCGGGAAGCCAATCGGTCGGGCGCCCTTAGCTACTTGGTCCTGCGATAGTTCGATCACGCGCAGGACCTGCAGCGTCGGCGGCGCGTGGAAGGTGAACTGCCCCGGCGTGATCCCGCCGCGCAGAAACCGCTCCTGGAACTTCGGGAAGGATCGGCCCTCGCGCCACTTTGGACGGCCGCCCTTGGCGATCATCTCGCAATAGCGCTCCCAGACGCGCGGATTGTTCGCCCGGCAATGCACCATCATGTGGCAGACGAAGCACAGGTGATAGCCGTCCGTCACGCCCACCTTGAAGGGCTCGGAATAGTCCTCGGCGTGCGCGTCGATGGGCGGCTCGGTCTGGCCGCAGGCGCGGCAGACATTGGGGCGCGCGAGCGAGCCACCCGCCCATTGCGCGTTCAACCAGCGCTGTGCGCGGTTTCGCTGCTGCGAGGTGAAGCCGTTGTAGTCTTTCACGCGCCGGTCCTTTTCGAGGGATCGCGGACAAGCGCCCGCAAACAACCATTCTAGCCGCCCCCCAATCAAAGTCTATGCCGATTTTCGGCAGGATTTTCGGGCCTCTCCGAAGATCGAAGGATATGCCGCGCCGCAGGAAGAACCCGCCGTCCATCGGGCACGTCCCGACCGACGACACAAAGCGCATGGTCATGACCATGATCGCCAACGGCATCAAACGCGACGTCGTCGCCGAGGTCATCGGCGTGTCCGAGCGTAAGCTCGCGTCCGTCTACGCCTCGGAAATCCGCGTCGCCTCGGCCAAGGCGAACTCGAACGTCGCTCAGAGCCTCTATCAGAAGGCGATGGGCAACGGCCCGGCCGCTGTGACCGCGGCCATCTTCTGGCTGAAGTGCCGTGCGCATTGGAAGGAGGTCGACCCCAACGCCGGCGGCGCTGGCGGCGGAGGCGGCGGCGGCCCCGGCGGCATCAATAACGGCGGCATCGCCGTCCAGATCGCCAAGGACGATTTTCGGCTTTGAGCTTCTCCCTCACGCCGAAGCAACGGGAAATCCAGGAGATATTTCGGGGTCCGCAGCGCCACACGCTGATCTACGGCGGCGCCCGATCCGGAAAGACGTTCCTGACCGTGCGCGCCATCTGCACGCGCGCCGTCATGGCGCCGGGCTCCCGCCATGTCGTGCTGCGCCTGCGCGCGAACGCCGCGCGCGCCTCGGTCGGACTCGACACGCTGCCCAAGGTGATGCGCACATGCTTCCCTGGCGTGCAGCTTGTCGAGCACCGCCAGGACGGCTTCTACGAGTTCCCCAACAGCAGCCAATTTTGGATCGGTGGCCTCGACGACAAGGACCGCGTCGAGAAGATCCTCGGTCAGGAATACGCCTCGATGTTCCTGAACGAGTGCTCTCAGATCGCTTATTCGTCGGTCCTGGTCGCGCGCACCCGTCTCGCCCAGGTGGTGGAGTTCTACAATCCCGTCACCAAGCGCAAGGAAATCCTGCCGCAGCGCATGTATTACGACCTCAACCCCGTTGGGTCGAAGCATTGGTCGAACATCGAATTCGGCCTAAAGCGCAGCGCCGCCAACGACGAGCCGCTGAAAAACCCGGACAACTATGTCCGGGTCAATCTTAACCCCCTCGACAACAAGCAAAACCTCTCCCAGGACACTCTTGACGAACTGGAGGCGCTGCCCGAGCGCCAGCGCCGCCGCTTCTATCTCGGCGCCTATACCGCTGAAATCGACGGCGCACTGTGGTCGCCCGAAACGCTGGCGCGCTGCCGCTGCGACAAGGATGAGGTTCCCGAACTGACGCGCGTCGTCGTCGCGGTCGACCCTTCTGGCACGCGCGGCGACGACGACAAGCGCACCAACAGCGTCGGCATCGTTGTCGCCGGCCTCGGCATCGACGGCAAGGCTTACGTCCTCGCCGACCTGACATGCTCGCTCTCGCCTGCCGGCTGGGCGCAAATCGTAATCTCCGCCTTCCACAAATACGAGGCCGATTGCGTGGTCGCCGAAGAGAACTTCGGCGGTGCGATGGTCGAGGCGGTCATCAAGGGCGCCGACGAAAATGTGCCGTACAAAAAGGTCTCGGCCGCGCGCGGAAAATGGGTCCGAGCCGAACCCGTCTCCAACCTCTATGAGAAGGAAAAGGTTCGCCACGCCGGGCGCTTCCCGCAGCTTGAGGACGAACTCGAAAACTTCTCAACCAACGGCTACACGGGCGAGAAATCGCCCGACCGCGCCGACGCCCTGGTGTGGGCACTGACCGACCTCATGCTCGCGGGTCAGGACAATCTCGGCTTCCTCTACTACCTCAAGGCCCAAGCCGAAAGCGCTGCGGCCGCTCGCCAGGGCAAATCTGAATGAGCGACAACGACGGCCTGATGCGCCCGTTTTCGGCTTCCTCCATCGCGACCGCGTCGTGGGGGCAAGCTTATCCGCAGGCCAGCACCACGATTGCGTCGGTCAGCCAGCCGTCTGATTGGTTCGGACCGGGACAGCCGCTCGGGCCGATGGCCCCGCAGACTGCGGGCCGCGCTTTCGACTTCGCGTTCGGCTGGAACCTAAATTACAACCCGCGCAGCGAAGAAGAGATCAGCTTCCACACGCTGCGCACGCTCGCCGACTCGCTGCCGCTCCTGCGCATCGTCATCGAGAAGCGCAAGGATCAGATCGCAGGCTGGAAATGGGACATTCAGCCCCGCATGACCGGGCAGACCCTACGCAAGCCCCACGGCTACGGTCAAGATGAAGATCCTCGCATCACCGAGGTCCGCGCCTTTCTGTCCATGCCCGACCGGCGCAATCCGTTCCACACCTGGGTTCGGATGCTGCTCGAAGACATGCTCGTCATCGACGCGGCGACGATCTATCCGCGCAAGACGCGCGGCGGCGATCTCTACAGCCTCGACGTCGTTGACGGCGCCACGATCATGCCGCTTATCGGCGAGGATGGCCGCCCGCCCCTGCCACCCGATCCCTGCTTCCAACAGGTGCTGAAGGGCATCCCGGCGTCAAATTTCACGTTCGACGAGCTTCGTTATCTGCCGCGCAACCGTCGTTCCAACCGCATCTATGGCCTCAGCCCGGTTGAGCAGATCATCATGACCGTGAACATCGCGCTGCGGCGCGATGTGTTCAACCTCGAATATTACAACACGGGTTCGATCCCCGACGCCTATGGCACTCTGCCGGAAGGCTGGACGACCGATCAGATCAGGGAGTTCCAAACCTACTGGGACGCGCTGATGGCGGGCAATCTCGCCAAGCGGCGCGGTCTGAAGTTCATGCCCAACGGCTTCAAGGCGGAGGAAATGCGCTCCCCGCCGCTGAAGGACCAATACGACGACTGGCTGGCGCGCGTCATCTGCGCGGCCTTTTCAATTCCCGTCGCCCCCTTCGTGCAGGACGTCAACCGCGCGACCGCGCAGTCCATACAGGTGACCGCCAGCCAGGAAGGCATCGTGCCGATGCAGGGCTGGGTCAAGTCGTTCATGGACCTCATCATCCAGCGCGACATGGGCTACGCCGACCTGGAGTTCGTCTGGTCGGGCGCCTCGATGACCGATCCGCTCATCGAAGCGCAGATGAACCAGATCTACATCCAGAACGGCGTCAAAAGCCGCGACGAGGTGCGTGTCTCGCTCGGCCTCGACGCCTGGGGCATCGGCCCCACGGTTTCCGGCCCGATTACGCCGCTGATCGAAGCCTACCAGCAGGCCAAGCAGCAGGTCGCCAATCCGCAGCCGAACCCGGCCGCGCCTGGACAGGCGGCCCTGCCCGGCGCGGCGACGCGCCTCGGCCTGCCCGCGCCGACGCCGCCCAACCAGGCCGGCGGCAAGCCGTTCAACGCCACCTTGAACCACGTCCCCAATCAGGCGTCGATGCGTCCCTCGCCCACAGGCAAACCGGACGGCCGCGCGCCGTCGGCGCGCATGGAGGTTGCGCCCGCGGCCAAAGCCGCCACCGGGGCGCAAGTCAACGCCGCCGGCGTCATCCTGCGCGCGCCGAGCGGGCGCGTGCTGTTCCTGTTGCGCAGCGCCGATAGCGACAGCGGCTCGACCTGGGCGTTCCCCGGCGGCGGCGTCGAAGACGGCGAGAGCGACGAGGAGGCGGTCGTTCGCGAGTGCGGCGAGGAGATCGGCTACATGCCAGATGTCGGCGATCTGGAACTCGTGCACCAGGGCGCCAACGGCTATCGCACCTTTGTCGCCGACGTCGACAACGAGTTCCTGCCCGAACTCAACGACGAGCACGAGGCATACGCCTGGGCCGATCCGGCAACCCCGCCAGAGCCGACGCATCCCGGCGTCGCCGAGACGCTCGGCGCTACGGAGCTCGACAAGGCCCATGTGTTCGAAGGCGAACTGGAGAAGTTCAACCCTTACGTTCACATTCAGCCGCGCGGCTATCACGGATATTGGGTCTACACCGGCCACAAGCTGAAGGACATTCACGCCCATCATGCGGGGCTGCTCGCGCATAACCCGCACGCCACCTTCATGATGCAGAACCACCGAGAGGAGATCAAACCCTTCCGCGCCAAGGTGAACGCGGCGCTGGAGGCGGGACACCACCCGCCCAAGCACCAGCAGGCCGCCGTTCACGCTCAGGCTCAGGCAGCGCAAAGCAAGGCGAAGCCCGCCCCGGCGCCCGCCCCCGCGCCAAAGCCTGCGCCCGCCCCGGCTCCCGCCCCGGCTCCCAAGCCCGCCCCGGCTCCTGCGGCAGCGCCGCAGCCCGCCCAAGCGCCCGCATCGGCGGCGTCGGCCAAATACAACGAGCCGGGCTACCAAAAGTTCAAGATTTTCGACAACGCGCGTTCCGGTGCGAGCGACCTTCGCTCGCAATCGCTGAACGCGGCAAAATCTGGGCTCACCAGCTCGGAGGAAAGCGCGGTCCTCAAATATACCGGCAGCTTCCACGACACGCTGAACAGCGCGCTGCGAAAAGGCGACACGCAGACTTACGCCTCCGAGGTCAAGGCGCTCGACTCGGCCGTGAGCAAATTGCAACTGCAACAGGACGTCACCCTTTTCCGGGGCGTCAGCCCCGGCGCCGTGTCGAAGTTCCAGAACAGCCTCGTTCCCGGCGCGGTCATTTCGGACAAAGGGTTCGTCAGCACGTCGACCAGCTTCAACACGGCGCAAATTTTCGCCGATGGCGGCATGGTTCTGCAGATCTACGCCAAAAAGGGATCGAAGGCGGTTCCGATCAACGGCGAATCGCACCATCCGAACGAGGCCGAAGTTTTGCTGCCGCGTGGAAGCCAATTTAAGGTGCTCAAAGTCGAAGGCAACAAAATCCACGTGGAGCTGATCTGATGAACGGCGATCCGAAAAACCCGCCCGCCCCGCCGGAAGGCGACACCGAAACCCCGGAACAGCGGTCGAGGAAATTCGCATGGGGCGAGGATGACATCGAAATCGCGCCGCCGCCCGCCGGCGACACGACCGCGCGGGATTTCGAGAACGTCGATTTCCCGAAGCCGCCGGCCGGCGGCGAAGCCAAATAACGGTCGCGGCCCATGACTGACGCGACGCGCGCCTGGATGGTGACCGAAATCCTGCCCGCCAGCGGCCAGCAAATCGACGAGGCGGAAACCCGCCTCGTCGGCCTATACCTCAAGCACGCGGACGCTTTTTGCGCCGCCGAAAAGTGCCGCGAGGCGCTTGTCACCGAGATAGCGCTCGGACGCGATTACCGCTGCGCGCCGGCGCCGAGCTCGACCCGCTGGTCAAATCGCACCCTTTGACGCTCGTCCCTCGCAGCCACGAGGGCGAACGCGCGATGAAGTTTCACGAGCTTCATCGGCCACGGCGCTCCCTTGGGAGCCCCTGCATATCGCGCCGGGCGTGGCTGGCCGTCGGCCGATGAGGACCAACAAAGGAACCGTCTCATGAGCTTGCCCAATCAAGTTGTGATGCCGTCGGACGTCTGCCAAAATCCCTACATCATCCCCGGTACGACGCGGAAATATTCGTGCTCGGTCGGCTCCTCCATCGTCGTGCCTGGCGACGACGCGATGGTGCTGAAAAACGCCGGTTGGATCGGCGGCGAACTGAACACGCCGTCCGGCGCCGGGCCGACGTCGGGCCGCCCTTTGGGCAATCTCCAAATCGGCACGACCTATCACGACACGACCCTGAGCACGATCATCATCTACGCCGGCCCGAAAACAGGCTGGGTGCATCACTCCACCGGCGCGGCGTCCTGACGCCCGAACTGCGCCGCGCGCGCCACGCGCCACTCCCCGGAACCCCGTGTGAAGCCAAAGGCCGTCCAGAAGGGCGGGCTTTCAATTTGGAGACTCAAGCGATGGCGCCGTTGCGCATGTTTGTTCCGATCACGAAGGTCGACATCGAAAAGCGATTGGTTTACGGCCTCGTGACCGCTCAAGAGCCCGATCGCGTCGGCGAGGTGTGCGATTACGCCTCAACCAAGCCTCTCTACGAAAAGTGGTCGAGCGAAATCGCCAAAGCGTCGGGGGGCAAGAGCTTCGGCGTCCTGCGCTCGATGCACAGCAGGATCGCCGCCGGCAAGGTGTCGAATATCGACTTCGACGACAACGACAAGGCCATTTCCATTTGCGCTAAAGTCGTCGACGACAACGAATGGCAGAAGGTCGAGGAAGGCGTCTACACGGGCTTCAGCCAGGGCGGTCGCTATGTGAAGCGGTGGACCGATCCCGAAAGCGGCCTGACCCATTATACCGCCGAGCCCACCGAGATTTCGCTCGTCGACCTGCCCTGCCTGCCGAGCGCCACCTTCAGCGTGGTCAAGGCTGACGGCGCCACCGAACTGCGCAAGTTCAAACCCGAAATCGCCGAGCCGCCCGTCGACGACGTGTTCACGCGCGCCGAAGCGCTCGCCAAGGCGGCGGGCCATCTACCTGGCGAACCGCTCGACGCCTTTGTCGATCAGGCTCGGCGCGAACTCGCCGCCGAGGCCATTGCGAAAGCCGTTCCCGAGGCCGATCCCGAACGGGCGACCACCGAAGAGACCGCGACCGAAGGAGCCGAGTCCAGCGCCGCCGAGGGCGACGCAGCCGAAATTGCGAAAGCTGCCGCCCAGGCCGAGCCCGCCAAGCCGAAGCCGGGCAGGGTGCGCAAGAGCGAGCAGTTCTGGTCCTGCAACTGCCCCGACCACCGCCACACTCGCGTCGCCGAGGCCGAAAGGTGCATCGCTCTTTCGGAAGCGCAGGACTCGCTCAAGTCCGTGATCGATCCTGTCCAGGGCGTCCTGGGCGAACTTCAGCGCGCGCTCGGCATCCCGCCGAAAGCGCCGCCGCCGGACATGGGCGCGCACGATCCGTCCGCCGGCGATCCGCCGAATCCGGCGGCGTCCAACACCGACCCGCGCGCGGCCAGCGCCAACGCCGCCGATGAGGCCGCGCAGGGCGCGGGCAAGCCCACCGACCCCTCGCAGCCGCCGAGCGGCGATGTCGCAGCGCCTGGGTTCGGCCCGTCGAAGGACGAGCGGCTGGCCCAGCACAAGACCATGACGGCCTTCCACGCCGCGCAGGACGGTCCCGAGCATATGTCGGCGGCGGCTTCCCATGCCGACGCCTACAACGCCCATTGCGCCAACGCGCCCGACGCGGAGGCGCGCAGCCAGCACGCCTTCCTCTCGTCGCGTCAGGCGATGGGCGCCACGGCCAAATCCGCCGGCGTCGTGGATCTCGTCAAGCGCGCCATGCTGGCGAACCGCAAGGGCTCGATGAACACAGCGCCCGGCGCGCCGGACCCGGCCGAGGCCGACACGCCGCCCACCGATCCCCCGCAGGACGGCAAGGCGGCCGCTCACCTCGCGATGGCGACCTTCCACTCGAAGCAGGCCATTGCCGGCGGCTCCAAGACCAATGAGCACATGCAGGCCGCTGCCGCGCACGCCGACGCGCACATGGCGCACGCCGCCGGCAAGCCCGACGCCGACGCCAAGAGCAAGATGGCGTTCGAGCGGTCGTCCGCGTGCATGAGCGCCGAAAAGGCGTTGGAGGCGCGCGCGCTCGCCGGCTGGGCGCCGCTCGGCAAGGCCGAAGAGGCGCGCGATACGCTGCGCAAGGCTCATGCCGCGCTGTTTGCGCGCTTGGGCAAGGGACTCGGCACGGTCGGCCGCATCGCCTTCCTGATCGAGGAGCTTTATTGGGTCGCGGAGACCATGAAGCAGGAAGCGGCGATCGAGGGCGATCAGTCGCCGGTCGTGTCGCAGCTCGAGAACGACATCCGCAGCCTCTGCAACACGCTCGTCGCCGCCACCCAGGAAGAAACGCGCGAGATTGCGGGCATCGCCGGCGCCATGGGCGCGAACAACGGCGGCGGCGCCGCCGCGCCGCCGCAAGGGGCGGCGCAACCGGCCGAGCAGGCCGAAGCGAGCCAGGACGCCAACATGGGCGCTGACGAAGACCAGCTCGCCGCGGCGGCTTCCCTGCCGCGCCATCACATGGAGTCCCTCCGTAAATTCGCGAGCGCATTCATCACGCTCGTTCCGTTCTCGCGCCGCCTCGCCAAGGCTGCGGGGGACGACATCGACACCTTGGTCGCCTCCGCGAAGGCGGCGGTCGAGGCTCGGCGCGGGCTGGAAAAGCTCGGTCGCCGCAATAGCGCCGCCGATTTGGCGCGCCTCCAGCAAGTCCACGATCTGACAGCAGAACTCGGGGCTCATTGCGGGGCGCCTGCCGGAAAGGCGGCCGGCGCGGAAGGGAGCGACGCGCTCGAAAAAGACGCTCTTGCTCTCGAAAATGCGACTCTCCGCAAGGCTTTGGCCGACCACGGGGCGACGCTTCAGGTGGTGTTGGAAAAAGTCAAGCAGTTGGAGGCGTCGCCGGCACCGGCGAAAGCCAAGCTGTTCGTCGTCTCCAAGGCCGTCGAAGCCAGTGACGCCACCGGATCGCAACCGCAGGTCTCCGACGAAGAAATCGCCGCTCAACTGTCGAAGATGACGCAGGAACAACGCGCCGCGGTCCTGATGAAGGGCGCGCTCGCCAATCCGACGCCCATCGTCGCCTAATCCATCCTCTCACATCAGAAAGACGAACATGAGTCAGCTTGGCTCTTTCACCGCCGAGACGATTGCGCTCGCCAAGGCGGCCTTGCAGAAGAACGTCACCATCTCCACCGGCCTGACCGCCTACGACCTCCAAGCGCCGGCGAAGAACCTCTATCCGCAAATCACCCCGCTGCGGAACCGCCTGCCGCGCATCGGCCGCAAGAACCCCGGCGACGCCGCCCGCTGGCGCGTGATCCCCTCGATCACAGGTTCGGGTTACGACGCTATGGGCTACGTCCCGGAAGGTCAACGCTCGGGCAGCATGAGCTACGCCGGCGTCCCGAAAACCGCGCCTTACATCACCATCGGCGAGGAAGACTCGATCACCTTCGAAGCCGAAAGCGCGGCCGAGGGCTACGAGGACATCAACACGACGGCCTCGCTGCGCGTCCTGCAGAAGATGATGCTCAAGGAGGAGTTCGCGCTGCTCGGCGGCAACGCCTCGCTCGCGCTCGGCACGCCCTCCCAGGCATCCTTGTCGGCCGCCGGCACGGGCGCCACGCTGCCGGCCGCGACCTATTCGGTCATGGTCGTGGCGCTGACCACCCAGGGCTTCGCCAATATGGGTTCCGTCACGGGTCAGGTCGGCAATTCCGTCGCCGTCCCGACCACGAAGACGGTGACCGGCAACGACGGCAACACGTTCGTCCTGGCGGGCGGGTCGTCCAACAAGTCCGCCAGCGCGACCCAAGCCGTCACCCTCGGCCAGACGCTTTCGGCGTCCGTCTCGGTCGTCCCCGGAGCGGTCGCCTATGCGTGGTTCATCGGCACCGCCGGCAACGAGACGCTCCAGAAGGTCACCACCATCAACAGCGTGACCTTCTCGGCGCCCTTGACCAGCGGCAATCAGGCCGCCACGGCGATCTCGGCCGACAACTCCACGAACTCGCTCGGTTACGATGGGCTGCTGTCCATCGCCATGAACCCGACGAGCGGCGCCTATTACAACGCGCTTTCGACCGGAACCGCCGGCACGGGCTCGTATCTCACCCCGTCGGGCTCGGGATCGATTCTGGAGATCGATACGATGCTCAAGTCGATGTGGGACACTTCGCGCCTGTCGCCGTCCGTGATGTTCGTTTCGTCGCAGGAAATGCAGAACATCCGCAACAAGGTGCTTTCGAACGCCTCGGGCCCGCTTCTGCGCATCCAGACCAACACCGGCGGCGTGCAGGAAATGCGCGCGGGCAGCGGCGTGCGCTTCTACTATAATCCGTTCCAGGTGACGGGCGGCAACGAGTTGGAGATCGTCGTTCACCCGACGATGCCCCCGGGCACCCTCATGGCTTACTCCGAGAAGCTGCCCGAATGGTATCAGCGCAACGAGGTCGTCAACACGTTCGAGGTGATGACCCGCCGCGATTATTACCGCATGGACTGGCCGCTGCGCACCCGCCGCCGTGAGTTCGGCGTCTACGCCGAGGAAGTGCTGGCGGCCTACACGCCGTTCGCGATCGGCGTCATCACCAACATCGCCAACGGCTGATTTCCAGCCCGATGAGCGGGGCGCGCCGGCGGAGAACCGCTGGCGCGCCATGCTGCCCGCCACCCGCATTTCCTCAGCCGAAAGCCACGCCCATGCGTTTGAAAGCTCCCCCATTCTTTGGGTCCGCCAATATCGGCGGGCAGGTCTACGCGGCCGACGACGACGGCTGCGTAGAGGTCGAAAATGCCGCGCACGTCGAAGACCTGCGTTCCCACGGATTCACCGACGTCACCGAGGTGATGCAGGCCGCCGCCACCGAGGCCGAGGAAGCGGCCAAGGCGATCGACAAGCAGGTCAAGGACGAGTTCTCGGGCTTGAACCGTTTCGAGCTGTTCGCGTGGGCGCGCGAACACAACCTTCGCATGGCGACTCCCATCAACCTTTCGTTGCAGCGACAGATGTGCCGCGATCACAAGGCGAAGCTGGACAAGGGCATCGCACCGATCACCGAAAGCGTGACGCAAACGACGATGGACATCGACGCGGATTTCAAAGCCGCCACCACGACGCCAACGGAACCTTCGGTCACCGATAGCTCGGCCGCCTCCGAGGGCGATAATTCGACAGCCCCGACCGGCAACGCCGAGGAAAGCGACGCCGGTGGCGGCTCTCAGGCTGAAGGCGAGAGCCCCGCCGCCCAGCCGAAGAGCGACGCCGCGCCGCCGCCGGAGCAAGGCTGAGCGAGCCGGTAAGGAGAGAGCGAGCCCATGTCCGCTTCCGACCTGACCTCGACCTTTCAGGTGCAAGCTTGGGTGGGCTCCACCAACTATACGCAAAGCGCGATCAGCGTGCTGATCCCGCCGGTGTCGGCTCAGATCCTTGCGATCTTGGGCCGACAATCCGTCCTTCCCTACGCCTACACCGAGGTTTGCGACGGCTGGGGCGGCAACAGCATGATGTTGCGCCAGTTCCCGGTTCAATCCGTGTCGTCAGTAATCATTGACGGCCTCTCGATAGCCGCGGCGCCGACCAATGCGGCGGGTGGCGGCGGGACGCCGGGTTGGCTGATCGAACCACCAGATCCGTTTCCGCCGGGCCGGCAACAATCCCTGGCTCTGCGCGGGAAGAAATTCTGCCGAGGCACGCAGAACGTCACGGTCTCTTACGTGGCTGGGTATCAGGTTTCGGGTGAAATCTGGACCGTTCCATCGGGGTCGAGCCCTCAAATTCGAGCGGGCCAATCCCTTGGCCGTTGGGGCTCAGACGCGGGCGTCACCTATCAATCAACCGGGGCCGCTCTCAGCAAAGTCGCCGGTTCTCCGTCGCAGGGCCAGTATTCGATCAGCCCTCTTGGCAACTACACGTTCTCCTCGGCTGACGCTGGACAGGTCGTCTCTATCTCTTACGGGTTCATTCCCGAAGATCTTTCCTTTGCTGCGACGCAATGGGTTGTCGAGCTTCTCGCCTACACCAGCCGCATCGGCACGAAGTCCGAAAGCTTGGCCGGACAGGAGACGGTGAGCTTCGACACTTCGTCCGTGCCGCCTCGTGTGCTTGAAATTCTGAAACCCTACCGCCGCGTGACGTTCGTATGAAGATCCTCCTGCAGATCGACGCCGACAGCGTGATCGCCGCGTTCAATGGGCGCGCCGGCAAGCTGCCCCAAACGGTCTCGGACGCGGTGGCGAAGCTCACACGCAAGCTCGCGATCGGCGTGCGCCAGGCCGCGCCCTCGAAAACCGGCGAGCTGCGCGCGGCCATCAAGGACAGGGTGGAGTCCAACGCACTCCAGGCGCAAGGCACAGTCTTCGTCGAGCCCGACGTGCCTTACGCCTTCATCCAGGAATTCGGCGGCGTTACGCCTCCGCACGACATCTACCCCACGAAGGTGAAGGCGCTTTCTTTCCTGGTCGGAAGCCAGCGCGTGTTCGCCGCTCATGTGAGCCATCCCGGATCGCAAATCCAAGGCAAATTCTATCTGCACGGCACGTTCGAAAAGATGAAGGACGACATCGGTCAGCAGATTGAGGCCGCCGTCCGCGAAAGCCTGAAATGAGCCGAGAAGTCATATCCACCGCGCTCCTCTCCACGCTGAAGGGCGCATATGCCTGGAAAACGACCGGGCGGCGCGTCGTGCTATGGGACAAGGTGCCGCTTTCGCAGCGACCCGCGCTCTTTTTGGCCGAAACCCTGCCTGAGCAATATTCCTGGACCGCTCTGCCGAACGCCCGTCGCACACTCGGCTATCGATTGTTCATCTACACCGACGCCAAGAGCCCCACCGTAATCGGCGCGCAGCAGATCAACGAAATTCTCGATGCGCTCGACGCCGCGCTCATGCCGCCGCCCGGCTTTCAGACGCAGACGCTTGGCCAAGTGTGCCAGAACTGCCGCATCAAGGAGGTGCCTCACAAGAACCCGGGCGATCTCACCGGCGACGGCATTTTGGTTGTCGACATCGAGGTCTTCGTTCCCTGAAAGGAGCAAACATGGATGACGCCCAACCGGCGCCCGCACAGGCGGGGCCGGACAGCCCGGTCGCGCTCGAAGACACGCCCGGCGGCAAACTCGTCTTCGCTTGGTTCAACGAAAACGTCGCCAACTCCGAGGCGACGCGCTGGCCTCCGGCGACCAACCATCTGCTCTCGGTCATGCCGCTGCTGATCGAAGGCGTCAACGCTCTTGTCCAACAGAAGGGATAATCCGCCATGTATGTCTTCGGTTCCGGCGTTCTCATCGGTCAAGCCGCCAACGGCTCGCCGATCAATTTCGGCCTCGTCCAAGAGGTCACGATGGACATCAGCACCAATACCAAATCGCTCTACGGGCAGAACAACTTCCCCGTCGCCATCGGCTCTGGCACGCGCAAGATGAGCGGCAAGGCGAAGCTCGCCAGGATTTCCGGCACGGCTCTGGGCCAGCTCTTTTTCGGCTTCACGCCCGCCGTCGGCCAGAATTTGACGTCGTTCGGTGAGGCGGCGAGCGTCCCCGCTTCGACCCCTTACACGAAGACCGTCACCAACAGCGCGACCTTCGTCCAGGACCTCGGCGTGGTCTATGCTACCACGGGCTTGCCGCTCAAGCAGGTGACGTCCGGACCCACCGTCGGTCAGTATTCGGTGAGCGCGGGCGTCTACACCTTTGCCGCCGCCGACGCGGGCGCGGCGGTTCTGATCTCCTACCGCTACACCAACTCGACGACCGGCGAGAAATTCACCGTGACGTCTCAGCTCATCGGGCCGACGGTCAACTTTTCCGCCAACCTCTACGCGACCGATCCGACGACCGGCGGCCAGTTCAACCTGTACCTCTACAGCTGCGTCGCTGAAAAACTCAGCTTCGGCACGAAACTGGAAGACTTCATGATGCCGGAAATGGACTTCCAGTGCTTCGCCAACGCGGCGGGTCAGGTCTGCGACCTCAGCTTGGCCGACGCGTCGTAATCCTGATGGACACCATCGTCAGCACAAACTTCGACCCGAGCGACGCCGAGACGATTACGCTCGGCGGAACGTCATTCTTTGTGCCGCTGCTGTCGCTGCGGCAGGTCGTGAAGATCGGGCCGCTTCTGGCCGATGTGATCGCCGCACTCAACCGCCGCAACAGCGTTTTCGACGGCTATCCGCGCGATGCGGACGGCCGCCCGCAGATCACCGAGGCGGAAGCCCTGGCGATCTTGGATCGAGCGCGCCTGACAGAACAGGAGCTGGGGACGGCCCTCATCGTCATCCAGGCCGGCATTTCGAAGGCTCACCCCCGCGTCACGGTGGAGGACCTCTGGGAATTGCCGGCACGGCCCGACGAGATCATCGCGGCGATCAACGTCGTCGCGCAGCAATCGCGCATGACGAGAAAGGCCAAACCGGGGGAAGCGCGAGCGGCGAGCCGGTAGACTGGGAACGGCTCGTCGCGAGACTCGTCATCGATTTGGGCTGGACGCGCGACGCCGTCCTCGATCAGATCGACATTCCCTTCCTTCATAAGCTCCAAGCGGAGTGGCGCGTCGCGCCGCCCGTGCGCATCATCGTCAGCGCCTTTGCGGGCTATAAACCGCCCGCCGAGGCGCGCCTACCTGCCTCCGCGCCCGCACGCAAGCCGGGCGATGTCGATCTCGCCTCTCTAAAGGCCGCGCTCGGAATGCGTTGAGGCCGACCCGGCGCTCGGCGGGAACATCAAGCCGCCCAGGCCGAACATCAGCTCGCCGCCGATCCACAGCGCCAGCCACGCCAGAAGCTGCGGCGAGCCGTAGTCGACGCGGTCGGTCGCGAAGAGGAAGCCGAACCAGCCCAGGCCGGCGACTCCCCAGCACCAAAACAGCACCGCGCAGACTTCTCGCATCGCTCGCTCGGAAATTATGGAGCCCGCAAGTTGGCCGACGACAACCTCCAGGTCAAGATAGGGGCCGACGCCAGCGATCTGGCGGTCAAGCTGGCGCTCGCCTCGGCTCAACTCTCGAAGTTCCAGTCCGACGCCAAGTCCCTGGCTGCCGAGATGATCTCGGCCGGCAACGCGGCGGACTCCGGGCTTCGGCAGAAGCTCGGCGGCTTGATCGGCAGCGCGGCCTCGACGCGCGAGGAAATTGCCGCCCTCAAAAAGGAAATTGAGGGGATCGGCGACGCCATCGAGAAAGGGACTGGCGGATCGCACGCGAGCGGCATCGGCCGAGTCGTTTTCGAGGTTCATGCGCTGTTCGACGAGCTGTCGTCCGGCCGCGCGCACCAAGCCGTCGGCACCTTTTCGAACCTGATCTACATCCTTTCCGGCATCAACCCCATGTTCGCCGCCGTAACGGCGGGCGCCGTCGGCCTTGGCCTCGCGCTGTTCGAGGCGGCCCGGTACTTCCAGAGCATCAAGAAGACCGCCGACGAAATGCGCCAAGCGCTGGCGTTCTCGGGCAATTACGGCATCGTCGATCCAAAAGTCTTGGACGCGGCGGCGGAAAAGTTGCGCTCGCTGAAGGGCCTGATTTCCGGGATTGGCGAAAAGGACGTCGGCAATATCGGCGCGGCCTTCGCCCAAATGGGCGACGTCTCCAACGAGACCATCCAGGCGATGGCGCTCGATATGTCGACGATGTGGCAGCAGTTCGGTGAGAACGAAAAGGAAGCGGCCAAGGGCATTGTCGAAGTATTCTCGCGCCCGCTCGCGCCCATCGAGGAAATCTCGAAGCGCCTGCACGGGCTGACGGAAGCCGAACGCGAGCAGATCAAGGCCGCCCAGGAAACCAACGACCCCCTGAAGGCGCAAGCCGCCATCCAGGAAGTCCTGGCGCAGCGCGCGAAGCAGGATAGCGCGGACCGCATCCAAAAGCTCGACGCGCTCATCGCCAAGACGCGCGAGGCAATGGCTGAGTCGACCAAGCTCGGCGACGTCGGCTACGCGCGCGACCAGAAGGACTATCTCGACGGGCTGCTCGCGCAGCTCGACGCGGTGAAGCAGATCAATCAGTCGATCGCCGACATGGCGGAAAAGATGCGTCTCGCAGTCTCGCCTGCGCAAAATCTCCAAGGCGCGTTCCGAGACATGCTGAAGGAGACCTCACCCCAGCAGGTCGAACTTCAGAAGCTGGACGAGAAGATCGCCCAGGTTCGCAGCACGCTCGGCGCCGGCGCTTCGACGTCGTGGCCGCCGCAAGGCGTGACTTGGGGCGATTCAGGTCGCCCGTTCCAGACCGCCAGCCCCAACGAGAACCTGTCCGACCGGCTGCGCGAGGCCATCGAGAAGCTGTCGACCACGTTCGGCGCCTTCACGATCAACTATGCGACCGAGGGCGGCCACGCCAAAAACTCCGAGCACTATTCGGGCAACGCCATCGACGTCAGCACGCGAGGGTGGGACGCCGACCGCTACACGCGCGCGATCACCGACGCGATCAAGGCCGGCTTCACGGGCATCGGCATCAGCGGCACGCATCTGCATCTGGACACGCGCCCCTCGACCAGCGGCGCGCAAATCTTCCCCGATGCCGCCGGAGACAACAGCCCGGTCTTCGGAAAGACACCGCAGGAATGGGCCGCGGCCTACGGCGGCCAAAAGCCCGAAGCCACGCCGACGGCCTCAAGCCCCCTGTCGCCCGAACAGACGCAACAAGCGACCACCGCACTCAACGACCTCCTCGACAAGCAGCGCAAGCTCAAGGAGGAGATCGCCGGCACGAACGCGATGGAGCAGGCGCGCAACGCCAATCTGGAGCGTGAAGTCGTGGGCAAACGCGACGAGGTCGCCGAACAGAAGGCCGTCGTCGCCGCCGCCGAAGCCGCCTACAACGCCGCCTCCGGCGCCGCCGAAAAGGAGCGCGCGCGCACTGAGCTTCTTCGCGCCAACGTCGATCTTCGCGCCAAAGAGGCAGCGGTCGAGGAAAGCTCGCTCGCGCTGGCCGTTCAGCGCGCCGGCAATGACGCCAAGGCGCGACTGGCGGCCGAGGAGCAGCTCTACGCCTTCAGGCGGCAACAGGCCGGCGAAGACGCAGCCACCCAGAACAGGCTTCTGGAAGAGATCGAGTCCAAGCGGCGCGCCGCCGCCGAGGAAGATCGCGCGATCCAGGAAAAGTCGATCCAGGACCAAATCAAGGCGGTCCAGGACCAAGCGCAGCAAGACCTCAAAAATCTTGCCGACGTCACCAAAAATCACGGCCTGACGGAGAACGAAAAGCTCGCGCAATCGCGCGCGCGTATCCAACAGGAGCTTGACGCCGAACGCGCTCTCTACGAGCAACTCGCGCAGCTCCCCCTGACCACGGCCAAACAGAAGCAAGACATCCTGGATCAGGAGGTCGCGGCCGAGCGACGAGCCACGGACCAAATCGCCCAGCTCAACCGAGAGTCTGCAGACGCCTCTCATCGGGTTTGGCAGAGCCTCGGGAACGACCTCTCCAGCGCACTGAACTCCCAGGTCAGCGGGCTCCTGCGCGGCACCACGAGTTGGGCGCAGGCCCTGAAGAACGTCCTGGCAGACTTCGTCACCCAGGCCATCGAGGGCTTCGTCAAGCTCGCCGTCAATTTCGCCTTGCAACAGACCGTGATGAACCAAGCCGCCACGACGGGCGCGGCGCTGCGCCTGGCCGCCGATCAGACGGCCGCCAGTGGCGGTATAGCCGCGCTGGTGGCGAACGCCATCAAGGCTGTGACGGTCGATGCGGGGCAGACCTTCGCCGGCGTCGCCGCCTTCCTCGCGCCGACGCTCGGGCCCGCCGCGCTCGGCCCGGCCGCCGCCGCGGCGGCTTCGGTGACCTCCGCTGGCGCCGCCGTGGCCTCCGCCGACATCGGCATGTGGAACGTGCCCAGCGACCAGCTCGCCATGATCCACAAGAACGAACTCATCATGCCGGCCCCCGAGGCGGGCGCGCTGCGCGACATGCTGTCCAACGCGGCGTCGGGAGGCGGCGGCGCCGGCGGCGACACGCACAACCACACCTGGAACATCGTCAGCAACGCCGCCGACGCGCGCGACGTCGCTCGCGAGGTCGCCAATCTTTGGACCCGCAATCCGTCGATGCGGCCCGGATACTGACGCATGACGACGCCCACCTTCCCCTATCTGCCCGGCCTGACCTTTCCGGTCGACCGGTCGCCCCTCTGGGACACGACGATCCAGGTCAGCGTCTCCGGCAAGGAGACGCGCTTCGCAAATCGCACCCAGCCCAGATACCAATATTCTTTGGCGATTTCCGGCCTCGACGAGACGGGCGCGTTCCCCAGCCTCGTCTCCCAGTCGAAACAGGCGCTGGAGGGCCTGTTCAACAACACGCTCGGCGGCGCGCTGATCTTCAATTTTTGGGACGGCTCCGACAACACGGTTTCGGCGCAGCCGTTCGGCGTCGGCGACGGGACGACCACGCAATTCCAGCTCTACCGATCCACCGCAGTGGGATGGAATGATGCGATCTTTGCGCCGGTGCTGGCCGGCGGATCGGTGATCGTTCAGGCCGGCGGAACGGCGACCGCAACCTACGGCGCGCCCAGCATCTACAACGGCGGCGTGCTCGTCTCCACCTCGGCCTATTCGATCTCCAGCAGCGGGCTCGTCACCTTCAATTCCGCCCCCGCCAGCGGCCACGCGCTGACCTGGAACGGCTCCTACTGGTGGCCGTGCAACTTCGACGCCGACACGCTCGCGCTGTCCAAATTCATGGGCGGGCTATGGGAGTGCAAGAAGCTCTCCTTCACCACCCGGATCTTCTGACGTGAAAAGCATCGGCGGCGCCGGCGCGGCGCTCATCAACAGCGGACAATTCTACTCCGCCGACCTCTATACGATCACGAGCAACATCGGCCCGGTCGTTCGTCTCACGACTGCGGATTTCGACGCCTTCGACAACTCAGGGAACCTCTATTCCTGCGGGTCTATCGGTTCCGGCAATCCTAAGATCGACCTGAAACAATCAAAGGTTCAGGGGCGCTGGACGCGCGGCCTCGACAGCGATCAATGGCTGGTCGCGCTGATCCCGACGACCACCGATCCGTTCACCGGGGCCATGACCTATCCCGACGTGATCGGCGGCACACCCTGGCTCGCGGGATGTCGCGCGGGGCTGTTCGACGGCGCACAAGTCGTCGTTCGCCGCGCGATCTGGGCCGCGCCGCCCTCGGTGCCTTACACGCAAGCCTCGCGCACCTGCGTCGACTCGATCATCGTGTTCTCGGGTCTGATCGGGCAGGTAGATTGCTCGCAGACGGTGACCTTCTTCACGATCAACGATTACAAATATCTGCTCAACATCAACATGCCGCGCAACGTGTTCCAGTCGTCGTGCCGCAACATGCTCGGCGACGCGCGCTGCACGGTCAATCTGTCCTCCTATGCGAAGACGGCCTCTGCGGTTTCGGGCTCCAGCGCGGCGCTCATCAAGGCTTCGCCGGCGGCGCCTGGCGGCTCGGGCACATTCGCGCTCGGCATGATGACCGCGACGTCAGGTCAGAATGAGGGGTTCGCCCGCGTCATCGCCGCCTGGACGAGCGGGACGCCTCAGACGTTCCAGCCGCAATATCCGTTTCCGTTCCCGGTCGCGACAGGCGACGGTTTCACTTTCACGCCCGGCTGCGACAAATCGATGGGGGCAACGGGCTGCGCGGGCTTCTCAAACATCGCGCACTCCCGGGGCGAGCCCCGAATCCCAGCGCCAGAGGTCCAGATCGGATGAGCGACCAAGCCCGCGCCGCCGTCATCGCCGCCGCGCGCGCGTGGCTGGAGACGCCATTCCATCACGCGGCCCAGGTCAAGGGCGTCGGCGTCGATTGCGTCCACCTTGTCGAGGGCGCCTATCGCGAAGCCGGCGTCATCGGCCCCGTCGAGATCAAGCCCTATTCGGTCCAGATCATGCTGCACCGCGCCGACGAGACCGTCATAGGCTACCTGCTGCGCTACGGCCGGGAAATCGCCGAGGGCGAGGCGCGCATGGGCGACGTCGTCCTCTATCGCGTCGGCAGGTCCTTCTCGCACGCAGCCATCATCGTCGATTGGCCGGCGCGCATCATCCACGCCCACAGCCTCAGCCGCAAGGTCGTGGAGATGGATGGCCTGACCGCCGATCTCGCCGGGCGCCCCACCCGCTTTTTCACTCCCTGGTGACGAACAGTGGCCTGGATCTTCGGACGACCGCGCGTCAACAACCCCGATCCCGTCGCGGTGGGGTTGCGCGTGCAAAGCTCCATGCAGGGCGTGCCGATCCCAATCGGCTGCGGCCGCACGCGCTGGTCGGGCAACCTCATCGATTACGCCGGCTTCGTCGCCACCCCGGCCAAGAGCCCCGGCTCTAAAGGCGGCCTGGCCGGCGCCTCGGGAAAGGGCAACACCGGCCAATATAACTATTCCGTCTCCGGTCTTATTTCCGTTGGCGAAGGCGGCATAAAATCGTTCAACCGCATCTTCAATGGCACGTACATCAACTTCCTGACCGCGCCGACGACGCAGGAATTGATCGACCTCAACAACATGGGGATCAATTCTTCGGACCTAACCTATGGGAACAGCACTTACAACGCCATCTTCCATTATGGAAACTGGACGGACGGACCAGACTCCTGGTGGACGAGCCAATATCCGGCGCAGACGGCCATCGCCTATCCGGGGCAGGCGTACGTCATCTTCCCGAACCTTGGCCTGGGGTCGTCGCCGTCGTTCCCCAGCTTCTCGGTGGACGCGACCTGGAACCTGTCGGGCGACATCCCGTCGGTCGGCGACGACGCCAATCCCGCCGACTGGATCGAGGCTTTTCTTACGAACAGCGATTGGGGCGTCCAAGGCTTCCCGTCGTCGGCGATCGGCGATTTCGCCACCGCGAAGAACTACTGGCGCGCCACGGGCCTGTTGATCTCCCTGACGCTGACCTCGCAGACCGCCGCGCAAAGCCATCTGAAAAGCCTGATCGACAGTCTCAACGCCGATTTCCGCTGGAGCGACGGGCAACTCGACATCGTGCCCTATGGCGACGTCGCCGTCACCGGCAATGGCTACACGTACACGCCATCGACCACGCCGATCTATAATCTCGGCGTCAACGATTTCCTGCCCAATCAGGGCACGCTCGGGCAGGCGTCGACATCTGAGAAGGTCAAGGTCGCGCACTCGCGCGCCGACGCCTCGCAAATCCCCAACATCTTCCAGATGGAATATCTGGACCGCGCCAATCTCTACAATCCGGTCGAGATTTACCAGTCCAACGACGCGAACATCACCGCGAGCGGAAAGAGCCGCTACGGCGACAAGAAGTCTCAGCATTGGTTTTGTCTCGCGAGCGCCGCCTCGCTTTCGTGCGCTCTCCAGCTCCACCGCGCCTGGACGACGCTCAACACCTATCAGTTCACGGTGGGCAAGCAATTCATGCTGCTCGACGTGCTCGACCTCGTCACACTCACCGAGCCGGCGCTGCAACTCAGCAACCAGCTCGTCCGCATTACGGAGATCCAGGAGAACCAGGACGGCTCGCTGACCATGACGGCCGAGGAGGTTCCGCTGACCGCCTCCGCGCCCGTCTACGCGCGCCAGCAGAGCATCGGCATCGCCAGGAACACGGCAATCCCTCCGGGCTCCATCAACGCGCCCGTCATCATGGAACTGCCGGGCCAGCTTTCGCAGGCGCTTCAGGTCCAGTTCGCCGTCAGCGGCCAAAACCCGGCGAATTGGGGCGGCTGCACCGTCTGGATTTCGACGGACGGCACGAATTACGACCAGCTCGGCACGATCACCACCGCGGCCCGCATGGGCGTCCTCACGGCGACATTGGCATCGGTGTCGACCTCGCCGAGCGGCCCGACCTTGGACACGACGAACACTCTCGCGGTCAACCTCACCGAAAGCCAAGGTATCCTCTACAGCGGAACCTCCGCCGACCTCGCAGCGCTTTCGACGCTCTGCCTCGTCGATGGCGAGCTGATCGCCTACCAGAACGCTTCGCTGACGTCCTCCTACCACTATTCGCTGACGACGCTGGAGCGCGGCTGCTACGGCACGCAAGGCTCGGTTCAGAGCCACGCCGTCGGGGCCTCTTTTGTGCGCCTGGACGACGCGATCTACAGATGGACCTATACGGACGCGCTGATCGGCAAGACCGTCTATTTCAAGTTCACCTCGTTCAACGCCTACGGGACGAACGAGGAGAACCTCGCCGACGTCACCGCCTACAGCCATGTGCTTTCCGGCACGCCGACGCCTTCTGGCATTTCGATCTCGACGGCCACGCTGACCCAGGTAGGCGTCGCCAACACGCTGAGCCTCACCTGGGCGGCCGATCCGCTCGCGGTCTCTTACATCGTCGACTATTCCACCGACGGCGGATCGACTTACACCGCCGTCGCGGTTCCGAACGTGACCTCGTGGCAGATCCCTGGACTGCAGGTCTCGGAAGTCTTCGTGCGCGTCGCCGGCGTAAGCGCCAATGACGTCCAGGGGCCCTATCTGTCGCCGGTGGACGTGGTCGGGCCGCCGCTGAACTACGCGAGCGGCGTGGGCCTTAGCTACAACGACCTCACCTCGTCGGCGATGGCGCAGGCGCTGGACGACATCAGAAACGAGGAAGCGGCGATCATCGGCGCGGCGCAGGCCGCGCTCAGCGGCGCGCTCAACCTCGCCACGGTCGCGCGCAACGCTAACGCCAACACAACGGTCCAGGCGCAGACGATCAAAGCGCAACTCGACGACGACGTCGCCTCGCTGACGCAGACGATCGAGGTGCAAGCGAGCGAGCAGCAGACGCTGAGCGCGCAGATCCTGTCGCTGACCGCCTCGCTCGACGACAATGTCGCGACCATCAATTCGACCTTGGTGACGCAGGCGACGGCGCAGAGCGCGACAGCCGCCGGCCTGACGACGCTGGCGGCGACGGTCGACGATCCAACAACCGGGCTCGCGGCGACGCATTCGACGCTGACGAACCTCATCACCACGCAGTCGTTCCCGAATTCGACCTATGCGGGCGAGATCACCACGCTCCAATCGAAGGTCGACGATTCTGTCTCGGGCAACGCGGCGCTGCATACGAGCCTGCTCACCCAAGCCGACGATCTTACGACGCTCGCCTCCAGTGTCACGACCGTCTCGGCGGTCGCGAACGGGATCAGCGCCAGCGGCCAGATCGCCTTCGTCGCGACGACCGGCCCGACCGGCTCGCTCGCGGCCTGGAGCCTGGAGGTCACGGCGACCGGACACGCGACGTCGAGCGCGAGCATGACGGTCAGCGCCAACAGCGACGGCACGTCGAGCTTCTTCTTCAAAGCCAACGAATTTGCGATTGGCGACCCGACCACACACACCGTCCCGTTCCAGACCCTGAGCGGAGGCGGCCTAAAACTCACTGGAGTCACCCAGATTGACGGCTCCATCGTGAGCGAAGGCGTCGGCGCCGACAGCGTTCCATATTTGACCCTGAATTTCGGCAGCGCGCCCTATTTGCAGATCGATGACGGCACGTAATGACGAAGCGCATCCTGCTCGGCGAGTTTCCTAACGGCGGCTATGGTCTACGAGCGTCTCTGCCCGGCTACGACGTCACGTCCAATCCTGTCGATAACACGCAGCTCGCGTTTTCGAGCGACTGGCAGGCGATCTTGCCGATCTACCTTTCGGGCGCCTCGCTGGGGCTTTCGAACGGCAGCGACACGTCGATCTCGTTCACCGCGCTCAGCTCCATCCCGCTCGGCTTCTTTCTGAGCCGGCCAAATGGGCAGACGGGATGGAATTCTATGCCCGTGCCTTACAATGGGACGACGCCTTATTTGCTGACCGCCGTCTATATTGACCACCTGCGCATCATCAACCATAGCGGCCTCACCGTCGATGTCGCCTATGCGATCTTCGCAAGGAACTACTCGTGAAGCGCGTCATCCTCGGCTCCAATCCGAGCGCTTACAGCGGCGGATACGGACTCTGGGTGTCCAAGCCGGGCAAAGATGCCACGTCGAGCAATGCCGCCGACTTCCTATTCGCGCCGGGCGTCTTCAATGCGGGCGGAGGCCTGACGCATCGGTTTGCTTCGGGCGACACGCTTCCGTTGGTGTCTTCGGGCTCTGAATTCTCCAAGGCCGAAAACGCAGTCGAAACCTACTACGAGAAGGCTTGCGTCTACGCGCAATATTTTTCGCACGGACTCGGCTACGTTCCGATGGTCTGGAGCGACATCGTTCCGGGTTCGCCGCCGACGACCTACTACACCGACCCACCCGCGACTGGCTTCCACAACGGCGACCCATCGTTCTCCGATGGAGGATATTGGTGCATTTACGCCGACTCCTCCCAGGTCGGCGTCGAACTGCATGTCAATATGGTTGTCGGCGTTACATCGTCCGGCGTCGGCACTTTTTCCTTCACCCTGCAAACTAGCGTGACATTCACCGCGCCGCTTCGGTTCGCAGTCTGGCGAATTCAGATCGCATGAAGCGCGTTCTTCTCGACTCCTCTGGCCTGCGCGTTTCTGCGGCCGGCCATGACGTGACAACGGCTTCAGGCGCTCAACTTCTGCTCGACACACGCAGCGTCCAATATCTCGAAATTCTGCTGCAAGGTTTGGTGAACCTTTCCGCCTTCACAGTGGACACGAACACCATCACTTCCCGCAGCGGCGGCGGCTACAACGGAAACTATCAGGCGCACTACGATGTCGCCTTCGGACTGACGCTGCCGCAGCCGCCGATCTGCCTGCTGAGCTGGCAGAATCCGTTTCTGACCGATGCGACCTCGGAGTTCCCGCCTTGCGCGGTCGGCGTCTACAATACGAGCTGGTGGGGAGACGCGGGCGGCGTCGGGACGTCCAGCTCTGGCTACGAGGAGAGCATGTCCTACTCGGCGACGACGACCGATCTCACCATCTATGTCTCGAAGACATTCTCCGGCTTCCTCAATCCGACGCTCACGAGCTACGTCACATATACGATCCTGAGAATCGCATGATTATAGTTCACGACGCAGATTTGAACGTGCAAGGCGTGATCTACGTTCATCCCACCAATTACTCTGACGTTCTCGACAAAGGCGGCCATCGCTGGGTGCATGTGCGTGAGGCTGCGCCGCTCGACAAAATCAAAATCGGACGGAACGCCGAAACTGGCCTTCGCATGGTCAAACATGGCGACGCGGTCCTCACGACTGTCGCCCAATCTTCTCATCCCTGATCCGAGGCGCAAATGGCGGGCGGTCGCTCTCTCCCGGTTTACACGACCGGCACGGTCACTGTTGCCCAAGTCTCGGGCGTTTGGACCGTCACTGGGTCGGGAACCAATTTCATCGCGCCCGACGGCGTGACCAATTACACCCTTCTCGGGGGCGACCTTTTCGTCATTCCGAATGTCGGCTTCGGCACGGTGGCGAACGTCGCCGGCGCGGCGTCCTTCACGCTCGACTTTTGGACCGGAACCACGGTCTCGTCGGGGACGACCTATAAGATCTACCGCTACGAAGGTCTGCCCAGCAGCGCGGTCGTCGCGCTCATCAACCAGCTCCTCACCTATGGTTCCGACAGCCTGCCGGAGACAGAACTCGTCATCGATACCGGCGCAGTGCGGTCGAAATTTGACGACGACGGCGGCGGCAATATGCGGCTGCGCGTCCGTTCCTCCGCCGCCGCGGGCGGCGACGGCGCCTATGTCACTGCTCTGCTCATCGCGGACACGACCGGCGCGCTGACCTTTCCGTCCGCGACGCAGCTCGTCGTCGACAACGGCGGCTCGCGCGCCGCGCTGCTCGACAATGCCGGCGCCCCCGAAATCGCGGTCGGCGCGAGTGGGACGGCCGTCGGCTCGCTGATGGCGGTCATGAAGGCCGACAAGACATCGGGCGTCGTTTCGTTCCCCAAGGGCGTTCAATGCCCCGCCGACTGGCAAAACAACCGCATCACCAACGGCGGCTTCGACGTCTGGTTCAACGGGACCTCGTTCACCATCGCCAACAACGCCTCGGCATACACCGCCGAGGAATGGATCGTCAGCAACAACGCGGTCGGCGGATCGCTCACGGTCGGCTCGACTTACAACGTTTCCGGCTTCAGCGGCCACAACGCCATGACGATCTCCGCGCCGAGCACGGCGGTTGGGAGCGGCCTATCGGTGATCCAAAGATTTGAGGGTCAGGCGTTCGCCGATACACAGGGCGAGAGCAATTCGTTCGTCGCGTCCTTCGATCTGTCGGCGACGACGACGGCGGGATCTCTGACGGCCTATGTGCAGTTCGCGACCAACACCATACTCGATAACGGCACGTTCTCTTCCTACAACACTGGCGTCTTCTTCACTGTGCCGACCGGCGCGGGCCGCGTCAGCGTGCCGCTGCCCGCAAGCGCGCTGACCAACATGTGGCGCGGCGGCAGCTTCAATATCGGCTTTCTGCAAAACACATCGGTCGGCAGCATCTCGATCACGCTGGGCGCGGTGCAGCTCGAACGCGGCGTCGCCGCCAGCGCCTGGGCGCCAAAGCCGATCGGCGAGGAGATCGCCTCGGTGCAGCGTCGCTTCGCCTGCTCGTGGCCGAATGGAAGCAATCCCGCATCTAGCCCCACGATCTGGTTGACGTCGCCGAACGTGTCGATCGCCAACGGCGGCAACCTGCCCATTGGCTGCATGGACTTCCCCGTTCATATGCGCGCGTCGCCGACGATCGTTCTCTATGACCCAACGGGCGCCTCCGGCAAAGTCCAGGTCAACAGCAGCGCGGGTCAAACCGCCTCCGCAACTGGCATCAGCGCGACGATGTTTTCCAGCATCGTGAATTCCAGCGGTTCGGCTATTGCCGCCAATTCCAGCGTGTTCCTCCACTATTCCGCCAACGCGAGGCTTTGATGAGCGAGACCTACGCCCTCAACGCGGCCGGCGGCGTCATTCGCGGTTCCGACCAGGCCAGCATCCCCAATGATCCCGGCAACGCCGACTGGCGTGAATATCAAACATGGGTCTCGGCCGGAAACACGGCCACGCCCTACACAGCTCCCGCGCCTGTCTACACCTGCCAGCTCTGGCAGTTGCAGGCGGTGCTCACCTCGGAACAATGGACGCAGGTGCAGTCCGCCGTCACGGCGCTGAACAGCCCTACGATCAGCGCCTATTACGCTCACGGCACCAATCCTATCCCATCGAACTCCACAACTCTACTCTCGATTGGAGAGAGCATCGGACTGACGTCGGCGCAAATCGTCGCCCTCGTGCAATCGGCCTCTCAGGTCTCGATCCCCTAACGAAAGTCAACCATGGACCTCGGCGATCTCGCGACCGTCGCGCAAGGGGAAGTGCGGTTCGTTCCGCTAACCTTCGATGGCTTCAACTTGCAATCAGGAGAGACGCTGAGTGGAACTCCATCTCCGAAAATGACGGTCTGGCCTTACTCCCCCGTACCGGACGAAAATGCAGCCAACCTCGTGATTGGAATGGCGCAGATAAGCGGGACGACCGTCTACGTGCTGTGCGGCAATAATGGAACGGCAGGGTTTCAGCCCGGCGCGGTCTATTCGCTTTTCGTCACCGTTACTACGTCGCGCGGTCAAACGCTGACCGCTTATGGGCAGATCGCATGCGATCCCTTAGCACCGCCGAGTGAATCGAGCGGAGGCACTCTGCAGGATTTCGTGGAAAGCCTGCCGAACGTTCAACACGGCGACCCCATGCCGGCTGCGGGCAACCCCTACGTGAACGCTTCCGGCTACATCGTAGTCGCTCAATAGAATCAACCCTACGGAGCTTTTGCGCCGCACCTCGGAATTGAAATGAGGACATCATGAAACGTTTGTTTGTAGCGCTAGCGGCGACGCTGGCGATGACCTCAGTTGCCTTAGCGCAGTCCCACTTCGACAAATCTAACTCGGGAATACCGGGCGTTGCGCAGATCTATATCTATGACTCCGCCGGCCCGGATCAGATGGCGCTGTCGGTCACGACCAACACGCCGCTGTCTGTTCCGATCGGCGCGACGATCGCGCAAATATGCGTCGAAGGCGGATCGGTGCGCTACCGCGATGCCGGCAGCGCGGCGACGTCGACCCTCGGCATCCCCGCCAATCCCGGTTGCTTCACCTATGCCGGGCCTTTGGCGTCGCTGTCGTTCACGGCCGTCAGCGGCACGCCGACGCTCGACGTCTCCTACTACAGGGCGCACTGATGAACCGGCGCGGCTTCCTGACCGGCCTCGCCGCCGGGCTCGCGTCTTCGACCGCGCTAAGCTCGACGCGCGCCCTCGCGCAGTTCATCCCGCTCGGCCCTGAGGGTCAGCTCGCGCACACCAACCTCGTCGTGTTCTCGTCGAGCGGAACATATGTTCCGACGCCGGGCATGGTGAAGGTCGACGTCTATCTCGTCGGCGGCGGCGGCGGGGGCGGAGGGGGCGCTCGCGTCGCTTCCGGCACGGCCGCCTCGGGCGGGGGCGGAGGCGGAGGCGGAGGCGGGAATTTCGGCACGTTCACGGCGGCGCAGATCGGCGCGTCGCAGGTGGTCACCATCGGCGCCGGCGGAACGGCCGGCGCGGCGGCGACGTCCGACAGCACGGCCGGCGGCAACGGCGGCGGGGGCGGCAGTACGACGTTTGGTTCGCTACTCACCGCCTTTCGCGGGGGCGGCGGAGCAGGGGGGCAAATTGGCGCCGCTTCGGCCGGCGGCGGCGCGGGTAGCCCGCTGGGCGCGGGCGGCAACGCAACGGGCTCTTCCGCCACGGTGGCGAGCGGCGGCTCGTCCAGCGGCGCGTCCGGCGCAGCGAGCGGGACCGCGGTGGCCATAGGCGCGTCATCGGGAGGAGCTGGCTCCTCAGCCGCCGGCGCGGCGTTCAACTCGGGAAACGCCAATTGCGGCAACAGTGGCGGGGGATCTGGGGGCGGAATCGCAACCACGCCCGCCGCGATCAATGGCGGCAACGCAGGAATTGCGGTCTCTGGAGCTGGGACGTTTGGAGGTTCCGGCGCGGGCGCGAGCGGCGGTTCTCCTTCGTTGTCGACGCAGCCCTGGAATCTGTTTTTCAGCTCGGGGGGAGCTGGCGGCGCCTCGGGCACGAACGGCGGTTTTTCTGGCGGCGCCGGCGGAACGCCCGGCGGGGGCGGCGGCGGCGGCGGCTCGACGCTCAACACGTTCGCGGCGGGCGCCGGCGGCGCGGGCGGCGCTGGTTACGCGATCCTCGTGGAGTATTTCTGATGCGCTGCGCTCAAGTGCTCAACGGCGTCGTCGTCAATGTCATCGAGGCCGATCCCGCGAGCTTCGCGCCGGGCGACGGCTCGGTGATCGTCGGCTCGGACACGGCGCAGTGCGGCGACGCTTACGCGAACGGCGTCTTCACGCCGGCGCCGGCGGCGGCGCCCCCGCCAATCAACGGCCTCAGCCTCCTGCAATTCATGGCGCTGTTCACGCCTGCCGAACAGGCGGCGATCGCCAGCGCGAGCGACCCGCAGACCCGGGTGTTCACGCTGATGGCGAGCGGCGCCCAGACCCTTGATCTCGACGACGGCGAGTTGATAGCGGGAGTCCAGCATCTGGTCTCCGTCGGACTGCTCGCCCCCGGCCGCGCGGCGGCCATTCTCGCCGGCGCTGCGCCGCAGACCTGACAGGACACGCTCATGAGATCCCTCTCTCTCGCGCTGGCGGCGACGCTGGCGGCGCTTTCGCATGCGCAGGCGCAGACGCATATGGACGCCGGCGGCACGGTCGTGCCCGGCACTTTCGACGTCTCCAACGCCACCCGCGCGCCGGCCTATTGCCAGATCGCGGTGACGACGACCGCGACCTCGCTCGCCGCGCTCATCGTCGCCGCCGGATGCCCGGCGATCCAGCCTTGGGCCGGCGTCGCCTATCTGACGCCGGAGAGTTCAGCGACGATCGCGCTGCGCTGGCGCGCCGACGGAATCGCGCCGACGGCGAGCGTCGGCGATCCGATCTTCGGCAACACCAAAGACCCCTCGGTGCTCGGCTACAACGCCATCGTCAACGCCGCGCTGATCTCGGCGACGGGCGCAAGCGTCGTCGTCGACGTCCGGATCGGAGGCTGACGCCATGCGCAAGACCGTTGTCCTCCTCGCCGCGCTGGCGTTCGCCGAGCCCGCTTTCGCGGGCGTGGTCTCAGCGATCTCGCCGCCCGTGCAAATCCCCGCATCGTCCTTGCCGGTCGCGTCTTATGTCGCGCCGGATCAGAGCCTCGTCACGTCGTCGGATTCCGCCGCGCCGTCCTATCACGCCGACACCGGGCTGTTCACGCCGGCGGCGACGCCGACCGACGTATTCGCGTTCTTTCCGACCGCGCAGTCGCCGACGCCGTTCGTCAAGCGCATCATCGTGTCCTGCCTTTCCACGTCGGGCGGAGCTTTCCCGGTCCGGCTGCAGTTCACCAGCTCCACGAACATCGCGACCGGCACGGTCACGACCCTGACCTCGGGCAACGGCTTCATCGTCAAACACGACATCAGCGACCCGACGCCGAGCGGCAGCGCGCAATATTGGACGGCCAATCCCACCTCGCGCAACGGCGTCAGCGGATCGCGCTCGCTGATCTCCGAGCAGGATCTGGTTTGCGGGGCCAACGGGACCAGCGCGGGAACGCCGGTTTCGTTCGACTTCAGCAAATACAAGAACAAGTCCTTCGTCCTCAAATATTCCGCCAACTATGCGCTCGCCGTCAATCTCAACGGCGTCGCGCTGCCGGCCGGGACGCAGTTGCGCGTCGAAACGGAATGGGAGGAGCGGAGGCTCGCCAATGTTTGTTTCGTCGGCGACTCCACGACTTTCAACGCGACGCTCGGCTATCTGCACGGAGGCGCCTATGTCGGCGGATTCGGCGCGACGGGCGCGCTCAACGACTACGTCATCGCCAACAACTTCGGCTCCAACGGCTTCCGGCTCGCGGATTATCTGAACAACCTCAACGCCGTAACGTTTCCGCTGGGCACGGTGCAGGGGCCGGGCGCGGGATCGCCGTCCACGACCACGGCGATCCAGACCACCTCGGCCTATCAGAACTGCGATGTGTTCGTGCTCACCTACGGCATCAACGACGTGCGGCAGGGGCTGCTCGGCGTGGACACGGCCTCGGCGACCAACCGGCTGCAGGCGCTGATCGATACGGCCATCTACGCCGTGAAGAATGGGACAACGACGGGCGCGGCCTATACTTCGCCGCTCGCGACGTCCTACACGATTTCCAACGTCTCCTGGTCCGGCGGCGTCGCGACGGTGACGACGGCGGCGCCGCATCAGTTCTCGCGGGCCGGGGGCGGCGAATCCTATTCCGGCGGCGGCGTGGCGGTGACGATTTCCGGCGCGTCCAACGCGGCCTTCAACGGCACGTGGCAGCTCGCCGGCGTGACCGACGCCACGCATTTCACGCTGACGATGGCGTCAAACCCCGGCGCGTTTTCGGGCGCGGCGCAGGAGCAGTTCGCGACCATCTGGTCGGGGACCTATTCCGCCATGCCGGCGGCGAAGATCATCCTCTATTCGCCCAACAGCCTGACCGCCGACGACAGCGCCAACGGCGCGAGCGGGACGGGCTATTACATGTACTATCCGCAGACTTCGGGCGGCGCTCTGGTCGGCCTGTGGAGCGGCTTGACGCTGGCGCAGGCGGCGCAGGCCGCCTCCAACATCCTCTATAACGCCTACGCCGGTTTCCAGGGCGACAGCCGGCTCTATGCGGTCGTGCATCAGCAAAGCGCCGGCGGCGGACCGTTCCCGTCGACAGTGACGCCGCTCGCCAACAATCCGCTGATGCAGAACCAGTTGCATCCCGGCGCCTATGGCCAGCGCCTGAAGGCCGAGCAGATCGGCCCCTACATCGCCGCCGCCGTGCAGGCCATCGCCGCCGCGCGCTACTGATCCTCGATCCCGAGAGCCTGAGATGGACATCCTCCTGCCACGCGTCGCGCAGCGGCCGACGCCGAACTATTCGCCGACGCCGATCCAACACGATCTGCTGATTCTGCACATGATGGAGGGCGGCT